CATTGTCCGCGCCGCTGAGCGACGCGGAAGTGGCGACGATCCGTAAGCCGCGCAACTGGTATCGCTATACGCCACTGGAACGTCGGTGCGCGTTCACCATCGACTCCCTACGCCAGCGAGTGGAGGAGCTGGAACGGCTACTGCTTGACATCGGCGGTTATGTCGGCAGCGATGTTTTCATCCGTGCCAGCAACGCGCATGACTGTGACGTGGAACGGGATCAACTGCAAACCGAGGTCCAACGGCTCCGGGGCGAGGTAGAGCGGTTGACGCTCATCGAAACGAAGGCGGCAGGACTAGTCCGCACGGCGCATCCCGAAGTAGGGAAGCGAGAGGTTGTGCGTCAGTGGTGGGATTCGTTGGTTGCCGCCCTTCACCCCCCAGTCGGAGAGCCGGAATGACCAGAATCCTGCCCGACGTGGAATACCAGCCCGAGATGGCAGTCTGCCCAGTCTGTCGCCAGCGGGTGATGGTGACCCACCACATGACCGGCCTAGATGGCAGTCGATGGGCGGGCATCGCCACCCACCTGTACGTCGGATCGTGGTGCGGCCAGCATGAAGTGTTCATCGGCCCAGTCGGAGAGCCGGAATGAGCGAGGAGGAGCCGAACGCGGCGAAGGGGCTGCGAACCGTATTGCAGGCCGCTCTAGCTGTGCTGGCCGGGATCACGGCCGCCACGGGCCCGCACTGGATTACCGCATCGGCAGCACTGCTCGACCTCGGGGTCATCACCGGCGCAGCGTTCGGCCGGCGGGAGCACCCGAGCCAGCCCGAGCGAGCCCCGGCCACGATGAGCGTCAGCTTCACCGGAGAACCGCCCACGGTGCCGTTCCTCGTCACCATCGGCGAGCACGAGCAGGTCGTGACCCGCATCCACGAGGACGGCCGGACGGCCGACGTGAGGCCCAGGCGTCCGAGCGACCGCCTGCGCCTGTGGTGGCGCTGGCAGGCGTTCCGGAACTGGATCACCCGAGCCTGAGCCTCCGGCCGCTACGGTGGCCCGCATGAGACGGAGATGGGCAGTCCTCGCGTCCTTACTCGTGCTGGCCGGGATCTTCACCGCCTGCCAGACCAGCCCCAACGAGACGCCGCCGATCAGGGCGGCCGTGATCTACCAGTGGTACGGCGCCGGCGGAGCCAGCGGGCCCGGGTGGACCCAGCAATCGCTGAGCCCGTTCACCAAGTACGCCCCGAGCCAGGGCTTCTATGACAGCACGAGCGAGCCGGTCATCAAGGGCCAGATCAAGGCGATGCAGTACGCCCACCTCGATGCGGCGTTCACGAGCTGGTGGGGCCAGGGCAGCCAGGAGGACAAGGTGGTGCCGACGGACCTCGCCGCCGCGGCCGACACCGGGTTCAAGTGGAGCGTGTACTACGAGGTCCGCAACGCCACCGAGGCGCAGATCCAGAGCGACCTCGCCTACATCGGCAAGCAATACACCGGGAGCAGCCGGTGGCTGTGGATCGACAACAAACCGACCATCTACGTCTACAGCGACAACAACTGCACCGACGCCGCCAACTGGTCCCAGGCCAACGCGGCCCAGGCCCAGCCGTTCTACGTGACGCTGCGGGTGTTCCCCGGGTACACGAGCTGCGCCCACCAGCCGAACGGGTGGCACCAGTACGGCCCGGCCGTCGCCACCGATAGTCAGGCCGGCCAGAGCTACACCGTGAGCCCCGGGTACAACAAGGCGAACGAAGCCAGCGCCCGACTGCCCCGGAGCCTCACGGCGTGGCAGAGCAACCTGACGGCGATGGTGGCGAGCCAGGCCCCCCTAGAGCTCGTGACCACGTGGAACGAGTACGGCGAGGGGACCCAGGTGGAGAGCACGGCCGGGTGCAGCTCGACCGGCGACGCCGATGCGGCCGGCGGAGCGGACTGCCACGGCTGGGAGAGCGCCAGCGGCTACGGCGACTACATCGACGCCATGCACAACATCATCCCGGCCCGGACCACGACGACGACCACGACGACCAGCAGCTCCACGAGCACGAGCACGTCCACATCCACATCGACCAGCACGAGCACCAGCACCACGAGCACGACCAAGCCGACCGGCGGCCAGCACAAGGTGCTCGTGATCCCCGAGGAGAATCACAGCCAGGCCGAGTCCACCGCCGGCATGCCCTACCTGACCGGGCTGGGCAACACCTACGGCACGGCTACGAGCTATTTCGGGATCGGCCACCCGAGCCTGCCCAACTACCTCGCCATCTATGGCGGCCAGACGGTGCCCGGAGGCGACTGCCCGGTGGCATCGAGCGGCTGCGTGCCGACCCCGCCGAGCGTGTTTGGCCAGACCATTGCGGCCGGCAAGACGGCGAAGGAATACGCCGAGAGCATGCCGAGCAACTGCTTCACGACCGGGAGCGGCAACTACGTGCCCCGGCACGCCCCGTGGCCGTTCTGGCTGGACGCGACGGAGCGCAGCGAGTGCAACACCTATGACGTCCCGGCCGGCACGAGCACGAGCGGCGCCTTCGCCGCCGACGTGGCGAGCGGCAACCTGCCGGTGACCGGCGACCTGACGCCCAACCTGCAGGACGATGCCCACGACGGCACCCTGGCCCAGGCCAACACCTGGCTGCAGCAGTGGATCCCGGTCATCATGGCGGGCCCGGACTACACCAGCGGGCATCTGACCATCATCATCACGTTCGACGAGGATGACAGCAGCCAGGGCAACCTCGTGCAGTTCGTGGCGATCGACCCGAGGCTGAGCCACAAGGTCGTGACGCTGACGGCGAACCACTACTCCCTGTGCCGGTGGCTCGATGACAACGCCGGCGTGGCCCACCTGAACGCGGCCAGCACGGCCAGCGACCTGAAAGCGGCGTTCGGCCTGTAGATGTGACAGGCTGACGGTCACCACCACCAAAAGGGAGGTAGCACCGTGAGAAAGATCAAGCGATGGCTGGCCGTCGCCGTTATCAGCGTGGCCGGGCTGATCGGAGCGGGAGGGCTGGCTATCGCCGGCTCGGTCGCCTCGGCCCCGGCGAGCCCGGCGGGCGCAGACCTGACCTGCTCCAACGTCTTCCCCGACACGCCCGTCTGGTACTACATCGTGCTCGGCACGACCGAATGCCCGGCACCGCACCAGGGCTGGATTCTGTATGACTCCTGCGTGCAGGTCTACGTGTTCGGCGGCTGGTACAACGACTCGTACCAGGGCGTGGACGGAGCGGCGTGCAACAACAGCGAGGACGGCGGCCACCTGTACGGGTACGGCGACTGTCAGAGCGGCACGCTGGACTACCGGACGCTGGCGGCTGCGTCGTTGTTCGGGAACGGCGCCTTCATCGCCAGCAACACGAAGTACATCACCTGCTAGGTGAGGCGACGACTAGCGGCAGGAGTGGTGGCGGTCGGTCTCGCACTGGCCGCCACCGCCTGCTACCCGTGGCCCGACACGCCCACCGGCAACTTCGTCGGCTATGCCAACGCCGAGGTCGGCTGGCAGAACCCGCCCTATGCCGCCGGCGGATTTTGGTGCTACAAGTTCGTCAACGCCATCGGGGAGGCGACGATCCCCGGCTGGCAGGACGCGACGGGCCCAGGGACCTTCACGTACTACCTGCGCCCCGACCCGAGCCCGGTACCCCAGCCCGGCGACGTGGTCGAGTTCAACATTCCGGGCATGGCGCCCGGCGAGGCCGGCCACGATGGGATCGTGCTGGCCGCCAGCCCCGGCAGCTTTGAGAGCATCGAGGGCAACAGCCCCGAGGACCCGAGCGCCGTCGTCATCAACAACCGGCCGACGAGCGGGCCCGACCCGAGAGACGGCTACACCGCCATCGCCTTCCTGCTGCCCACGGGATAGCTAGACGGGCGGAGCGCCATCCGCTAGCGTTAGCGGAATGAGACACCTGCGGAAGATCCTCGTGACCTTGCCGGTCACCGCCGGCTTCCTGCTGGCGACGACCCAGGGAGCGCCGCCGAGCACCGGCGAGACGGCGGCGGTTGCCCACTGGCGGGCCCAGCTCGCCCAGGACTCGGCCATCCCCCAGGAGGGCTACCTGCAGGTGCAGCCGGGCGGCCAGGTCGTCGGGAACGCCTATTGGGGCCCGTGCCACCCTGACCCGTCCTTCGTACACCAGCTCGATTGCCCGGAGGCCGGCACGCCCCAGGCCGCGGCCTTTACGGCCCGGGTGCGTCAGCAGATTGCCCAGGACCACGCCCAGCTCGCCGCGGCGCTGAGCGCGAGCACCGGCGGCTAGCGGCATGGAGCAAGCCAGTGCGGAGCAGGCGGAGCGCGTGCGCCAGGCTCTCGCCGAGGTCGGGCTGGGCGAGCGGACCACCGTCAGCCTGAGCCCGCACCGAGACGACCCCGAACTGCAGATACGGGTCACCTTCCGCTGGGGCCTGCCCGACCAGCACGAGCTGGCGGTGATCTGGCAGGCGATGGAGCTGAGCGGCGCCGAGCACCCGTGTTGGGGTTGCCAGATGAGCCCTGCAAGCACCTCAGAGGCGTGCAGGGCTTGCCTCGACGGCCGCTGCCCAGGGATCGGCCCCAGGACACCGCCGCGCCACTTGTTGCGCCCCCAGCCCGGCCGAGAGCGCCTAACCTTGACGGCGACCCGAGGAGGACCGACCACGAGCTAATCACCGCCACCCGGACACCCACCCCCCGTGCATAGCTGACCGCGTTCACGCGAAGGCCGACCAGGCATACACCAGTCGGACTCAGCCCTACATGCGATTCGGGGCGTCCACCCCAACTGACAGAGAGCCGGAACCACCCGGCCGACCGAACGAAGGAAACGCCCCCATCTCATGTACCGCACAACAGCCCGCATAGGGCTGATCGTCCTATTGGCATTCGCAACCCTCGGAGCCGCAAAATGGAAAGCACCACCATCCACATCGACCAGGAGCTTGAAGGACACATCCGCTACGCGGAGCGTCACGCCGGCGCGATTAGCTCGGCGATTGCACTCCGCCGACTCGTCGGCCTTCTTGATGCCGCTGGAACCGCTGACCCGTACACCGATCCTCCCGACACCACCGACACCGACGGCAGCGACCTCACCGCCCACTTCGGCCGCGCCTCCGCCTACTGCCCCGAGTGCGGCCACCGCACCCCCGGCCACTACGGCACCTGCGCCCGTAACGCCTACGCCCACGACGGAGCCACCGCCACCGGCGCCCACCCCGACGACGGCCCCACCATCGCCGCCGACCCCCACTTCAACCGGGAGTGACGCCACCGACGCGTTCACGGCCGACTGGTACCGCTGCGTGATCGAGCCCGAGAGCAGCGGCAACTTCGGCGACACGAGCGGCGGCTACGGCATCCTGGTGAGTACGTGGCAGAGCTACGGCATGAGCGGAGTCCCCGGCGACTACAGCGCCGACACCCAGGCCCAGGTGGCCCTGCAGATCTACGCAGCGAACGGTGGGTTCGGCCCGGGTGCGTGGAACAACGGCGCCGGCTGCGGGAAGGGTGGGTGAGCGTGCAGCGCGCCGGCGCCACGCGCTAGCGTTAGCGGTATGCGAGACCGCGAGCCAGCCGAGACCATTGGCACCCGACACCCACCCGACCGCGTGAGGCGCGTCGAGAAGGACATGGAGCGCCTCGACCTGGACAAGACGGAGTGGATGGCAATGGCCGTCGAGCTGACCTTGGAGGCGAAGGTCGGCAAGCGGAAGGCCAAGGCGTTCAGGAAGCCGCCCAGCCGGGCCGAGGTAAGGGAGCAGGCCCGCCAGGCGCGCCTCGCCGCTGCGGCGAACGGCCGGCCATGACGCTGCCATTCCCGTTCGACGGCGAGCCCGAGTTCGATGGCGAGACCTACGACCCCGGCCAGGACAAGCCGCGCATGAACCGCCAGCTCGCCAAGGTCTACGAGGCCATGAAGGACGGTCGGTGGCGCACGGCCAGCGAGGTCGCCATCCTGACCGGCGCACCGGCCCCGAGCGTGCAGGCGCGGCTGCGAGACCTCCGCAAGGCCAGGTTCGGCGCCTATGACGTGGCGAGCCGACGCCGAGGCGGGAGCGGAGCGGTGTGGGAGTGGCGCGTGGGCGAAGCCGGCGCCGGCGACCCGCAGCAGATCACCGTCCGCAACGCCGAGCTGCGCGAGCTGGTGACCGAGCTAGAGGGCGAGGTTGGCAGGCTGACGGCGGCGCTACAGACCCGGTGCCCGGCTTACGGCACGGGACGCTGCGAGGCGATGGACTGGACGCCGCCGGCGGAGGCGTGATGCACGGTGAACGGCCAGTCGGGCAGCGAGCCGGCGACCAGCTCCTCGTGGACGTTGTAGTACGTCCCGACCGGCAGGGTCGTGGAATCGTCGTTCGCCAGCAGCGTGAACGGCTCGTACCCTGCACCGCCGGCCGGGTTGGAGAGGAGCTGGCCCTGGTCGATGGCGGCCACGATGGGCGACGGCAGGACCAGCTCGCCCGAGACCGAGTCCTGCATTGTCACCGGCACGCCGGCCAGCATGAGCGTGAAGGTGAGTGCCCCCGAGGCGAGCGAGCTGTCGGGATTGACCACCGGCGCCAGGCCGGTGCCGAAGGTGATCGTGATTGGAGTGAGCGCCACAGGGGAAGCGTACAGAGCGAGGAGACCGCAGCGTGAGATACAGCACGAAGGCCATACCCGTCGAAGCCAGGCATTGGGAAGGCCCCTACGGCGAGGTCAAGTACGAGGAGCTGCAAGCCTGGGGCGCGCCCGTGGTCCGAGACGAGAGCGACGACCTCGGCGTGATGCTGATGACGGCCGGCGCCAGCCTGGCCGTGCCGAAGGGAGCGTGGATCGTGCGGCGGGAGCCGAGCGACGGTGGGAGCGGCAGATTGTGGGTGTGGCAGGTGTTCGGCGACGAGGAGTTCCGCCAGCATTTCCAAGAGGACCCCGAGCAGGACGAGACCTACGAGGACCCGTTCCCAGGCATGCAGAACGTGACGCTGAAGCGCGTCGCCTTCTATCGCCCCCATGTGACCGCCGGCATGACCACGGGCCACGAGTGGCGCCACGACGGCCTGACCCGGGCCGAGCTGCGCGAGGGCGGGTGGACCGCGCTGTACGAGCTAAGTGTGCCCGAGGAGGCGACGGCATGACCGTCGCCCGTGCGTGTCTGGCGGAGATGGAGACCGGCGGCTGGGCGACGTTCACGTGGTGGGACAAGCACGGCGAGCCCGTGCGCGCCAGGACTCGGTTTCAATACGAGGGCAACCGTTTCGTCATAGCCGAGCTGGCCATTACGGCCGACCGGATCACGGCCGACACCGTGAGGGTCGTCAAGCCAGGCCAAGCCATCGGCTGGGCCGCAACGGTGGCGCCGGATCTTTGGGAGGCCATCCACGCCGGCGACCCGCATCCGCCCCGACGTCCGCGCTGGGCCGAGCGAGAATGACACGCGTCAGCCAGGCCACGGCGCGCCCGACGACCGTGCTACACGCCCGGAACCTAGAGACCGGCGACGAGGCATTGGTCCTCACGAGCCCCATAGATGCCCAGGAGCCGCCGAACCTGCTTCACTTGGCGGAGAGCGCCGGATGGGAGCAGAGCGCCCTCACGGGCAACCTCCGCCCGGCCAGGAGGACCAGGGAGTCGGCATGAGGCGACGGCACAAGGCGTGGGCCATGCCACCGAGACCGCTGCGCTGCCGGCTCGGGCTGCACCGCTGGCACACCGACCACCAAGGGACGAGGCGGTGCCAGCGCCCGGCGTGTTGGGAGATACGCCCGCACCCGTTGCTGAGCCCGACCATCGAGCGGGTGCTGCGGACGCTCGACCAGCCGCCGGCCGGCGACATTTGGGTGACCTGCACGAGGCACGACGGCAAGATCCTGTACGAGGGCCCGATCCCGATCCCACCGGGCATGGACGAGCTGAGCGCCGAGGACCTGCACGCCCGACGCTTCAACACCTACGAGTTCACCGAGCTAGACCTGGCCCAGGGCGAAGACGCCGATGCCGGCTGAGCGCGGCGACCCGTTTGAGCACTGGCCCCCGAGCGAGCGCCTGACGTGGATCGCAGACTCCATCGCCCAGCGAGCCGGCGAGGACGAGGACGTCGCCATGCTGGCGTGGGCCGACGTGCTCACCGATCTGGCCAAGGAGTTGGAGCAGAGAGCCACCATCACCACGTTCGCCCGGCGCGAGGCGTGCCCGACCACGAGCCCTCGCCGGGAGCAGTGCGACCGACCGCCGAACCACCGCGGCGGCCACAGTTGGGAGACGGACCGCTACCGCCGGCGGGCGGAGGAGTTAGAGGGCTTGGCCGCCCGGACACGTGACCTGCAGCGCCAGGTATCCCTGTATCGCCGGCGCGCCTTCGCTGCTCGATCCGCCCTCGCGGCGGAGCTGAGCCGGCGCGTCGTCATCCGCCGGAAGCGCAAGCCGGTGAGCGAGGCGGTGCTGTTGCACTACGACGAGCGCGGCTAGCCGATAGGCGCTAGCGTTCGCACCCGAGACGTCCACGCAGTTGACCCGACGGCCGCGGATACGGAACGGTGAAGGCGTGAGCGGCGAACGGGGTGCTCTGAGAGCGCACAACACCACGGCCCAGGCGTCTCGCCCCCGGGTAGCCTCAACGAGGTCCGGGCGCGCCTAGCATCCGGCCGTGGCGCTCGCGGCCGAGGACGACCTGGAATGGATGCTCGGCGATGACGTCACGCCCGAGCAGATCGTGGCGCTGGTCGAGAGCTACCCGCCGGCGGAGCGCGAGGCGCTGTGGGAGCGCATCGAGGCCCTAGAACCGCCCAGGCCGCCGTGGGAGCCACTACCCCACCAGCGGCATCCGAACATCGAGGAGCGGTGGCACGGGTGGCTCCTGATGGGCGGGCGAGGCGTCGGCAAGACAGCGGCCGTGTGTCACGCCATGGACGAGCACGCGAACGGCCCGGCGTGCTTCCCCGGCCGAGTGCCCCACCGCATGGGCATCATCGCCCCGACCTTCGGCGACGCCAGCGCCTCCATCGTGCACGGCGTGGACGGGCTGGTGACGATCAACCCGGACGTGAAGGAGGTCACGCAGAAAGGCGGCACCGTCGCCAAATGGCCGAACGGCGCCTTCGCCTTCCTGTTCGGCGTCCACACCCTGTCCGACGTGGACCGCCTGCGAGCCAAGGGGAACCGCTGCTTCGACGTGCGGGAGGAGCTGGCCGCCTGGCGCTACCTGCGTGAGGGCGTGGCCCAGGCCGACCTCGGGCTCCGCAGCGGCCCCCACCCGCGCTGGGTAGGCGCCACGACGCCGAGGCCCCGGCCAACGATCAGGAAGCTCAGCACGAGCAGCATCGTCTGCCTGAGCACGGCCGAGACCGACGACAATCCGTACCTGCCCGAGGAGATCCGCCACCAGCTCTACGAGCAGTACGGCAACACCCGACTCGGGCTGCAAGAGCTGAAAGGGCTGATCCTCGAGGAGGTCACCGGCGCCCTGTGGGCTCAGGAGCTGATCGAGCAGCACCGGGTGAGCGCCGAGGAGGTACCCGCGCTGCTGCGGGTGCGGACCTACGTGGACCCGAGTTGGGGCACGACCCACGACGAGTGCGGCATCATCGTCGCCGGCATCAGCCGGCACCGCCACGTGTACGTGCTGGCGGACCTCAGCCGGCGGGTGACGCCGATGGAGTGGGGCCAGCTCGCTGCCCTCGGCTACATGCCGACCCACGACGACCTGCACCAGCGGGACGAGGATGGCAACTACGTGCCCCCCGAGCCCCGGGAGTACTACGGCCGGCGGAGCGAGCGGGTGGTGGGGGAGGGCAACTTCCAGGCCGAGCAGGTGCGCCTGGTGATGCGCTCGACCAGCCGAGAGCTCGGCATCCGCATCCCGTTCGGGCTGGTGTTCGCCAGCAAGGGCAAGCGCCTTCGGGCCGAGCCCGTCCACCAGCTCTACGAGCAGGGCAAGGTCCACCACGTCGGCCACCTGGCGCAGTTGGAGTTCCAGCTCACGAACTGGGTGCCACCCGAGCACGACGACGCCGGCGACCCGGGCGACCCCGAGTACACCGCCGGCGCCGAGGGCGAGGAGCCGAGCACGTGGAGCCCGGACCGACTCGATGCCGTGGTGTTCGCCGCCACCGACCTGCTGCTGGGAGCGAACGCCGGCACCGGCAAGGTCGAGGTCGCCGACGGCCGGATCCCGAAGCAAAAGGTCGAGCGGAGCAGCCAGACCAGCCGCCCCCGGGTGGGCAGCATCCCCCCGAGCACGAGGCAGGGCCGGATCATCAGCGAGCAGCTTGGCGGCCGGCGGGTGCGCCCCGAGGACATGCGTTAGCTGGCTGCTAGCATCAGCAAGCATGGAGCAGCAGGAGTTGCCCCTGACCGGCGGCGCCGAGCTACTACGGAGACACGAACGCCCACCTGTTCTCGGCGCAAGACTTCGGCAACGGCGGCGGCTGCGATGCGAACGGTCCACCCGGTGGCAACTGCTCAAACTACGTCCCGCTCGGCACCGGGATGCAAGTGGGCAGTGTGGTGACGCCAGGGACAACCGCACAGTACGGCATTGTCGAATATGGCTCCCTGTGGATGCTCACCTACAACGGGACCGCCATCGGCTATTGGCCGCAATCGACCTTCACGTCGTCGTTCACCTACACCCCCTCAGTCCAGATCTACGCTGAGGTAGCAGGCAGCTCAGCCGGGAACAGCACGACGCAGATGGGATCGGGCGTGTTCCCTGGCACCACCGGGGCGGCGTTCATCTACGGCACGCAGTACGTCAATCTGTTCGGCACGGAGAACATGCCCTGCTTCGATTCAGGCGGCAACCCGTTCGTCTACTACTACGAGGACTGCAGCCCGAGCACCGGCTCGGCGTCTGTGGGCGGTCCCGGCTTCTAGGCACAACGCCCCACGCGCCGGGCCCCCACCTGCTAGGGTCCGGCGCGTGGACGGCGACGAGGAGGTCACGGACCCCGGGGCGGCACAACGCATCCGGGTGGACGTGTACCACCACTTCCCTGAAGGCATCCCGGTCACCGTCAGCGGTGGGCTCATCGTTGACGCGACCGGGGCGATCCGACTGGAAATGACCACGCCGCCGGCCACACGCATCAAGCTCGTGCCAGGAACGCCCCGGCACAAGTAGCGAAAGGACAAACCCGCCGTGCCTGACTTCGTATTGCAGGACGATCAGACCGTACCCGTGGCGATCCAGGCCACCGACGACGCCGGCAACAGCGTCCCCGGTGTCAGCCTCGACGCGGGTAGCGCCGCAGCTTCCGTCTCGGACGCCACGATCCTGACCGCAGTGGTCAGCGCCGACCAGTCCGCGGTCCAGGTGACCGCCGAGGGACCCGAGGCTGTCGGAACCGTGGTGACGGTGACCGGAACGCTGAACGCCGCGCCAGTGACGGCCACCTTGGCCGTTGACGTGACCACCAGCCCCGCCACCGGCATCGGACTCGTGCCAGGGACACCCGTCCACAAGTAACCCGGACGAGGCACCACCAGCTCGCCGCACGGCGAGTGTTCAGCAGCCCTGGGAGCCCCAACCTGTTGCCCCTCGTTGGCCCCAGGGCTGCTGCGCGCCCGGCCGAGGAAATGTGCGCCAAACGCTAGCAATCCGCCGGCGGAGAGCGTAGACTTCGACACATGAACAGCACACGCGAAATCACCGCCCCCGACGGCACCGTGAAGCGGACCACCCGGACCAGCAGGTTCATCTTGGCCCGCGTCGCCGAGCCCACCCGTGGCTTGCCGATGGAAGGCATCCCCGGTCTCCCCCGGCGCATCGTCATCATCCGTGGCTCCGACTCGGAGGCCACCGTCCGCGCCGAGGACCGCCGGCTCCGCAACCGCGGCCACTTCGATCAGTTCATCTTCGACATGGTCGAGGACGAGGTCGTGCGATGAGCGCCCGCCAGCTAACATTCGCAGCCCTCGACGCCCCCGACCCCGAGGAGACGGCGCCGACCCCCGAGCCGCACTGGCCGGCGGTCGCGGTGCCCGAGTTCGGGACCTTCACCAAGACCGAGGCGCTGCGGCGCCTGCGCCTGCTGAGCAAGCTGGTGAAGCGGACCGACGGCGACGTGCCCCGGAACGCCAAGGCGGAAATCGGCACCCGGACCGTCACCGTGCGGACCGCCAGCCGCCCGGCCACCAGCCGCGAAGCCTTCGCCCCCGGCGACGACCTCGTGGACTGGCTGGCGTTGGAGGAGGCGGCCCGGCTGGATGAGGTTGCCGGCCCAGGGCTCGTGGTCCACATCTACTTCAGCGGCCAGTGGCGCGGCGAGGGACCGAACGGCCCGTTCATCAACTGGCGGCACACCCGGCGAGAGGTCATCGACCTGCTGGTGGAGCGCCACAGGGAGGCCAGCTAGCCTCCCCCGAGAGCGCCAACACCACCCGGTGGGGCCAGAGAACGGCGCACCCCTACCCGATGTGTGCAGGGTCATTGCAACCCCACCGGGACCATCGCCAGAACACCCGAGGCCGCAAGCCTCACAAGAGCCCCGAGCCCACCGGCCGGGGATCTTGAAGTTTCCGGGCCGTCCGCTAGCGTGGCGGCATGACCACCACCACCATCCGAGGGCGCAACGCCCGCATCCGAGAGGCGAAGCAGGCCGAAGCCGACCGGCGGGCGCTCGCCATCCTCAGCCGGCCCCGGAACGTCGCCACGCCGCCGAGCCACATCGGGCGCCTACAGCCGAGCACCGAGCGAGCCATTTACCGCCGGCGGCACCGCCAGCCAGGACTCCGAGGGAAGCCGGCCGGTCCGGCGACCAAGGCGCCATGGAATCGAGCGGTGAAAGCCGAGCAGCGAGCCCGGGTCGCCCGAGCCCGAGCGCAGAACCGGCATGGCTGAGCGCAGCGCCCGCGAGGTCCTGGCGGACCATCAGCCGTTCACCGAGCGCATACAGCTCCGGTGCAGCAAGACGCTGAAGACGCGCATCCAGCGGGCGGCGGACGACTGCGGGCTGGCCGAGTCCGATTGGGAGCGCGCCGTGCTCGACAGCGCCGTCGAGCTGCACGAGGAGCGGGAGCGCCTGGCGCTGGCCGGCGTCGAGTTCGATGAGGTCGCCCAGGAGCCCGAAGGCGAGACCGTCGAGGAGTACGAGGCCCGGGTGCGAGCCGACGCCCGAGCCATCCGCGACGAGCGCCGGAAAGCGGACCCGATGGTCGTCGGCGGCCCGAGACCGCCAACCCGGCCCCGGCCCAACCCCAGGGACTGCGTACACCCGCCCAGGCAACGCTCAGGGCCCCGCTGTACGCTTTGCGGCGCGACCGTGAGCCAAGTGCGCCGGGCCGGCACAGGGGCCATCACAGGCCGCTTCTAGCGCGCTCGCTACACTCGGGCCGGTGCGGAGCCGAGGAGGCCAGCTTGCGACAAGGCCGGCGACGAGAGGACCCCGTGGCCAGGTGTACGGCGAGCGGATGGGCGATCCGTTGACCGTCGCATCCGAGCCCGCCAACCTGTTCCCGGGCGACCGCTGGGCCCGGGTAGGAGCGGACGCGTTTGAGCTGGCCGCGCTGGCGGCTGCGTTTTGGGCCGCGGCCCCGAGCTGGCCCTACTGGCAGGCGCAGTACGCCGAGGCGGCCGTGGTCGATGCGGTATCGGACGGCGACCTCGGCGGCGCGCTGGCCGTCATGCGGGCGAACGGGATCTACACCATCTTCGCCAAGGGCATCGGAGGCTCGCCCGGAGCGGGCGGACCGCCGAGCTACACCCAGCCGATCACCATCACCCAGCAGAGCGGGACCAGCTACACGCTCCTGCTCAGCGACGCCGGGACCGAGATCGAGTTCACCAGCGCCGGCGACGGGAGCGGCAACATCACCGTGACCGTGCCCAAGTTCGTCAACGCGCCGTTCCCACCCGGGAGCACCATCATCCTGCGGGCGATGGGCGCCGGCCAGGTCAACGTGATCGGCGACACCGGCGTGACCGTGAACAGCCCGAACGGGTTGGCGACCCGAGCGCAGTACTCGACCATCGCCGTCATCGCCAGCTCCGTCGCCCAGGACGTTTGGGTCGCCAGTGGAGACCTGACCCCGTGAACCCGACCGACATTGCCGGCAAGATCATCGCCCTGCTCGCGGGCACCATCACCCAGCAGAGCGGGACGGCCTACACCCTCGCCCTGACCGACGCCGGCACCGAAATCGAGTTCAACGCGTCCACCGACGTCACCGTGACGGTGCCCACCTTCGCCAATGTCCCGTTCCCGACGGCGAGCACCGTTATCCTGCGGCAGATGGGCACCGGCGAGGTCACGATCCAAGGCGACACCGGCGTGACCGTCGTGAGCCCGAATGGCCTGAGCACCCGAGCGCAGTACTCGACCATCGGCATCGTCGTGAGCCCGAGCGCCCAGGACGTGTGGGTGGCGAGCGGAGACCTGACGCCATGAGCCCGGCCGGCCTGCCCGTCGCCCGGCGCGCGACGCTGAGCCCGAGCGGAGCGCCGCCCCCCGCCCAGCAGTTCGCCCCAGGCTTCCAGTCGGCCAATGTGTTCGTGTTCACGGTCGGGACGCCGGCGGACGCCACGGTGCAGACCACCGGGAAGCCGACCGCGACGCTAACGGCGAGCGCCCTGGCCCCGGGGCTCACCTTCACCGACAACGGCGACGGCACCGGGAGCATCGCCGGCACGCCGACCCAGGCCGGCAACGTCGCCACGTCGGTCACCGCCACGAACGTCGTCAGCTCCGTTACGCAGCCCATCGCCCTCGCGGTGCTGCCGGCGACGACCCCGCCCACGTTCACCACGGCGCCGGCGTGGGCGTGCACCCAGGGCATCCCCCAGCAGTTCGTGATCGGTAACACCGGCTCGCCCTACCCGACCGTCAGCGTCATCAGCGGGAGCCTGCCGCCCGGGATCACGCTGGTGCAGCGATTCGCCTGGGTGCTGACCGGGACACCGAGTGCCAGCGGAACGTACAGCTTCACCCTGCAGGCCAACAATGGGTTCGGCACCGTGACCCAGCCGTTCATCGTGATCGTGAACAGCAACACGACGCCGCCGACGATGACGAGCCCGAGTACGTTCAACTTCACTGAGGGCACGGCGTTGAGCAACGTGGCGCTGAGCGCCGCCGGCAACCCGGCCCCGACCTACGCCTTCACCATCGGCACCCTGCCGCCCGGCGTTTCCCTGAACGGCACCACCGGCGCGCTGACCGGGACGCCCACGACCCCGGGCAGCTACAGCGTCGCCATCACGGCCACGAACAGCGGCGGCACCGCCAACCAGGCCGTGCAGTTCAACGTGGCCTCGACGCTGGCCTTCACCACCGCGGCCAGCACCACGTTCGGCAACGGCGTCCACGGAGCGTTCCTGGTGTCGGCGGCCGGCAACGGGACGATCAGCTTCACCGAGGGCGGGAGCGCCCTGCCCGCCGGGCTGACGTACACGCCCTACGGCAACGGGAACCTGCTCATCATCGGGACGACCACGGCCGGCGGCACCTACAACCTCGTGCTCACCGCCCACAACGGCATCGACGCCGACGTGATCCAGGACTTCACGCTGACCGTGCCCAGCGGCGCGGTGCAGCCGGACCCGAGCGGCTATATCGCCAACATCACCCCGAGCGCCCACGGCTGGAACAGCGCCGGCACGGTATGGGACGGAGGAGGCCAGACCTACCTGACGCCGGGCGGCATCTGGATCACCAATCCCAACGTCACCATCCAGAACGCCACGTTCACCAACCCCTATCTCGGCCAGGTCACGGCGGTCGCCGTCCCGGCCCCGAATCAACTGCAGCTTGCCGACCTGGTGAGCATCCTCCCGATCCCCTTCTCCATCCCGTCCTCGAGCGGGCTGGTCGAGGCCATCCAGTACATCGGTGGACCCGGGATCCACTCCGGAGCCGGCGAGGTCGTCATCACGGCGGTGGACACGGCCACGAACACGATCACCCTGACGCCGACCGGAGGAGCGAGCATCACCGGGCTCGTGGCCGGCCCGGTCAAGTTCAACGTCATCACGCATACCAAGTTCGCCGCCCAGCCGGGATCACCCCACGGCCGAGCCGGCGAGCTAGGGCCGAAGCCGCTGGTCCGGGTGCAGGACGCCAATGGCGTCACCCTGAGCAACATCAACAGCATCGGCGGCAACCGAGGCCAGACCGGCTACCAGGCCCCGGTGGTGGCCCAGGCCGGATTCCAGATCGACTCCTCGGGCACCCCGACGTCCCCGGTGACCATGCTCAACTGCTCGGCGCTCGACACCTGCGGCGACAGCATCACCTTCGGGAACGACCAAGTGCTGGGAACGCCGTCGTTCGTCAACCTCAACGGCTTCACCGGCGACACGGCCGGCCGCCAGGGCATCACACCGGGCGTGCTGCAAGGCGTCACCGGCACCCACTGCGTACTGCAGAACATCACCATCATCAACCCGACCGAGCAGGCCATGAACTGGCAGTCGGACACCTCGGGCGGCTGCGGCTGGGTGGACGTGGACAACTTCACCTGCCTGGACGCCGGGATCGATTTCACGAGCCCGCTGGCCGGCCCGATCAACTTCACGAACCTCGTGCTGGGCCAGGCGGGCCAGGGCCGGTACTTCACGGTCCACGCCAGCGCCGGCGTGAGCCAGAAACTGGTGACGGTCAACGGCGGGACCATCTACATCGTGCGAGCGCCGACCTTCCCGCCGGCCGGGATCTGGCTCGACGGAGGCGCTCAGGTGACCTTCAACAACGTGGCGTTCCACACCCAGGCGGGAGCCGGCAGCCCGGGACCGGCGTGGGTGGTGCAGGAGGCGACGGTGGAGGGCGAGCTGCAGGTGGCCTTCGGCGTCGCCGGCGCCCACCTGACGCTGCACACCTGCACCCTCGACGGCGTGGCCTGCGTCCAGGGCGACGGGCAGAACGACAACGGGACACCGCTGCCCGGCTCGATTGCGTGGAGCAGCTCGGTCACCTACCACGGCAACGACTACGTCGGCTATGCCGGCGTGACCTACAAGTGCAGCCCGACCCCGTTCAGCAAGCCGGTCACGAGCATCCCGTCCACCAGCGACTCGGGCAAGAACGCCGACTGGAACTACTACGGGCCGACGCCGTACCCGCTGGGCAGCCTCGACACCAGCGTCGTGACCATCAGCTAGTCCTCAACCGCCGAACCGGCAGGCCCTACACTCAGCCCATGACCGGGCCAGCGAGGAGCTAGATGCCGTTCACCCCGATCACGGTCACGGCCAACTACGAGACGTCGGACGGCGACCCGGCCGAGGGCATCGTCAGTTTCCAGCTCACCGAGCCCCTGCGGGAGCCCGGCCAGTTCATCGCTGACCTCCCAGTAGCCGTCGAGCTGGTGGACGGTGCGCTGTCGGTCGAGCTGTTCGCCACCGACGACCCGACCACCTTGCCGGACGGCGCGGCCTACATGGTGAGCGAGTACTTCGGCACGGGCCCGCCGAACATCTACTACATCGCCGTGCCCCACGCCGCCCCGGGCGGCACCCTCGACCTGGCGAGCGCCCAGCGGCTCAACCCGAGCACGCCGACCACCTATGCCCCCGGCCCACCAGGAGCGCCGGGAGCACCGGGCGCACCGGGAGCCCCAGGTCCACCAGGGAGCATCGTCAGCAATGCCTTCGTGACGGCGGCGACGTTCCAGGACGGCACCTCCCAGGGCGCCACGGCGAGGCCGGTGGTGATGGAGGGCTACCCGCCGAGCACCATCGGCAGCATGGTCGTGGACATGGTGATCGGCGACTCGATTGCCTTCGGCCAGGGCGTGTCCGACCCGAACCGAGCGACCTCGGGCATCGGGCTGACCGACTGGTCGAGCACGCTGTCCAACTGGGAGAACCGGGACGCCGGGCTGATCGACAACGGCCGCGGCTTCCACCCCTGCCAGAGCCCGTTCTGGCTGTGGCCGGGAACGCCGTGGAGCAACCCGGGCTCCGCGACGACGACCATCGGGCCCCAGCCCTACGTGAGCGTGAACACGAGCGGTGGCAGCGTGTGGGATACCCGTCAGTTCCGGCGAGCCTGGGTCATCGTCGCCCGGCAGACGACCGGCGCCACCTTCACGGTGTCCGCCGGCGTGGCGAACTACCAGGCCGGCGCGGTGGCGAACCCGAGCGGGACGCTGTGGACGATTGCCCTGGCCGACGTGACCGGCCTGCAGATCGGACAGGTGTGCCAGGGCACCGGGATCACCGGCGGCGCCCCGATCACCGACGTGACCGACAACGTCGTGACGGTCAACCTGGCCGGCGGAGGCACCGGCCCGGTGACGGGCGACAGCTACCAGTTCAACTACAGCAGCCCGACCACCGTCTCGGCCGGGAGCAGCGGCTACGTCATCGTGGACACCGGCGATTTCGGCACGGCGGCCACCCGGAGCCTGTTCGTGTCCCAGGTGAGCGGAGCAGCGGGCGGCGTCGTCGTGGTCGGGGCCATCTACAGCCAGGGGAGCGGCGAGCAGGGCCACGCCCTGCTGAACATCGCCGAGGGCGGCTCGACCGCCCAGGAGTGGGCCGGCGGCAGCGGGACGCCGTATGTCGGCTGGGACACCCTGATGGGCATGATCCTCCCCAGGCGTCTCTACGTGCTGGTCGGGATCAACGACGTCAACAACATCGGGCGCACCGTCAGCCAGATTCAAGGCGACATAACGACCATCGTGAACCTGGCCCGAGCGGCGAGCCCCCTGACCGAGATAGTGCTGATCTCCCCGTGGCGGGCCGGGAGTCCGTGCCAGCTTGCGGCGGCCAGTTGGCCCACGCTGCAGGCCGCCTACGCCGCGGTGGCGGTGGCGGCCCCGTGCACCCTGCTCGACCTGTACGAGCGGTTTGGTGACGTCTCGACCAACCCGGCCAGCGGCCCGGCCGACCCGTATGGGTTCACCGGCGACCACCTGCACCCCGCCGACCATCTCAACAACCCGGCCGGCGGCGACACCCACCGAGCCTTCGCCCTGTGGATGCGGGAGCGCCTGCGCTTCGACAAGGGCCCCCAGGCGCAACCCATCGCCCCGGGCTGGACGAGCGAGCCGCTGCCGTGGCTGCGGTGGTCGGCGACGGAGCTGGCGATGACGACCCTCGTTGACCTCAGCCAGAAATACGCCAAGGGAACCAAGCTGCGGTGGGCGGAGGGCGGCATCGTCAAGTACGGCGTGGTGGCGAGCTCCACCTACAGCCCGAGGCTGACGCAGACGATCACGAACGTCACCATCGGGGCCACGCCCACCGTGACCGCCACGGCCCACGGGTTCACGACCGGCGACCAAGTGGACCTGGAAGGCTTCGCCGCCGGCATCTCCGGCATCGCGGGCCGGTGGACGATCACCGTCACCGGCGCCAACACCTTCACGGTGCCGACCACCAGCACCGGCACCTACAACGGCGGCGGTACGGCGACACCGCTGAACATGCTCCTCAACCTCGTCCCGACCACCGACTACACCGTCGGCGCGGACCCGGATCAGAACACGAACGTCTACAGCTACCAGCGGGCCCCCGATTTCCCGAGCTACTTCACCTGGTCGAACATCGCCCTGACCGGCTACAGCACCTTGCCGGTGGCGGTCGTGGCGCGGTGGTCGATCAACAACGGCTACTGCGAGGTCACGCTCGACACGGTGAGCACCGGCGGCAACGGCGTGTCCAACGCCACGACGCTGACCGGCACGCTCCCGATCACGCCGGCCGACGTCGGCTTCGCCGTGGGGCTCGCCGAGGACAACGGGCTCGGCTGCAGGGCGCAGGCGAACGTGACCGGCAACAACAACACGATCACGTTCAACAAGGTCGGCGAGTGGACCACGACCAGCTTCAACGGGTCACCGGGCACCCTGGCCTCGCTGGGGTCGCTCTTGTCCCTCGCCTCGGCCATCCCGAACAACGCCCCGACCGCCGGCCAGGGCACGATCCTCGCCGGCGGAACGGTCCACACCTTCACCTACACCGGCGTGTCGGGCGGACTCGTGCTGACCGGCGTGACCTACTCGGCCCCGACGACCGACAGTGTGGCCGCCGCGGCCGGGATCACCTACGGCCCGAGCAGCACCTACGGCACGGTGCCCTGGACCGCCAGCGGCCAGAAGGGCGTGCAGGTAGCCGTCCGCTACCCGATCTAGGCCCCCATGGCTGTCCTGTCCGGCATCCGAGGCGTCAAGGCCCGAGGGCTGACCGTCCGCGGACTCGGCACGAGCGGCCCCGGAGCGGTCAGCCTGACCCAAGCCGGGAGCGGGACTGACACCTTCTTGGCCATCGCCCTCGCCGACACCGACACGGGCAGCGGCGCCGATGCGATGACCGTGGTGAGCGAGGCGGCCATTGGCTACACCTCGATCCTCGTCACGGCCCTCTATCAGACGCCGAACGGCCGGCCGGCCGAGGGAACGGTGATCTTCACGCTCACGGCCGCCATGCGCCAGCCCGGCCAGGAGGTCGCCGCCACCCCGGTCCAGGTCGAGCTGAGCGGCGCCGGCGTGCTGGTGACCCACCTGATGGCGAACGACGACCTGGCCACCATCCCGGTCAACACCTTCTACATCGTGGAGGAGCACCTGGGCACCATCGAGCCCGTGACCTACGGCGTGCGGCTCAGCAAGAGCATCCCCTGGCAGGACCTCTCTAGCGCGCCGCAGCTCGCCCTGCCATGAACCGCCACCCGGCCCAGGCCATCGCCTACACTCCCAGCATGACCACGGCGCTCGACCGATTCGGACTGTTCACGGTGCTGCGAGTAGACAAGTTCCGGGCGGAGGAGCTAGCCGAGGCGGAGCACGCCGGCCTGAGCATCGCCACCCTGGCCGACATACGGGCGGCCGGCATCGACCCCTACGACTCCGTCGAGGCCGAGCGGAACCTGATGTTGAACGGCGGCATCACGACGATGCTGAACCTGCTCATCGCCGCCGGCGGGACCAGCTACGCGAACGGCAACGCCCGGATCTGCGTGGGCGACGGAGGCGGCACGGTACCGACGGTGGCGGCCACCGACACGACCCTCGTGGCGACGAGCAACCGCTACAACCAAGCCACCCAGGGCGGGAGCCCGACGGTATCGGCGCAGACGGTCACGTTCATCTCCGTGTTCGCCAGCGGGAACGCCAACTTCGCCTGGAACGAGTGGGGCATCGACAACGGCGGCGCCAGCAGCGGCGGCGCAGCCAGCGGCCTGTTGAATCACAAGGGCGTGGCCCTCGGGACCAAGACGAGCGCCAGCGCCTGGACGGCCACGGCCACGATCACGGAGAGCTGAGATGAGCCTGACCGGCGTGAGCGGCCCCGAGGGGGAGTACGTCACCGTCGCGGTCACCTGCGGCGAGTGCGGCGCCGAGGGCACGATCAGCGTCCCGGCGAGCTTTGAGTCCGTCGTGTTTGAGCCCCCCTGCGGCCACAAGAACATCGCCGACAACCCCCACGCCGCCCCGGCCACCGAGGAGCAGGTGGCGATGGACGACGCGGGGAGCGGCACCGACACGGTGAGTTAGCGGCATGGCTGCCGTCATGCCTGCCCTGCAGGACGCCCCGACCTTCGACGGGATGACCGTCGAGGACGAAGTGGACCTCTACGTCGGCGTCGCCCCGGACCTCGGAACCGGCGTCGTGAGCGGGTGCCTGGTGACCCAGGACACCGGCAGCGACATGAAGGTCGCCATCAGCTCGGGCGTGGTCAAGATCCTCGGCAACTACTACCTCTACGCCGGCACGGGCGGCACGCCGCTGACCGTGACCGCGGCCGGCGCCGGCGACCGCCGGGACACCATCATCCTGCGCCTGTCGGGCGGCTCGGTGACCGCCACGGTGATCGCCGGCACCATCCCGACCGGGCTCACCGGAGCGTGGACCCGGAACACGCCGATCACGACGTGCCTGGCGCCCATGAAGGGCCCGATGAACTGGAGCACGAGCACCAGCAGCACCAGCGTCAACTACACGACCGACGTGGTGCTGAGCGAGTGCTACGTCGCCTTCAACACGACGGCCCTCACCGGGACGACGACCACCATCGTCACCCCGACCAGCGGGAACCTGGTGGACAAGACGAACCCCCCGAGCCCGGCGGGAGGGTTCAGCTCCGTCACCAAGACGGGCGCCTACACCGCCAACAGCGGCGAGGTCGTGCAGGCCAACAACGCGGCCGGCGGCATCGCCGGCGGGACGCCGATCACCGTGAGCAACGCAGCCGGCGCCCTGACCTACGTCATCAAGACAGACAGCAGCACGAACGCCGTCGTGGTGGCCCCGAGCGCCGGCACCATCAACGGCGCCAGCACCTTCAGCATCACCGGCCAGTGGCAGAGCTACGCGTTCCAGGGCGACGGGTCGAACGTGCGGGTGCTGACCGGCTACAGCCCGGCGACCGACATCACCCTCGACCAGCTCGGCGCGGCGGCGGCCCCGGTGTCGATGGGCGGATTCAACTTCACGAACCTGCTGCAGGCCATTACGGCCGGCCAGGCGGCGACCGTCGGCCAGACCGCCGGCGGAGCGATGCCGTTCGTGGTGACCGGCTGCGTGTGGACGGCCATCGCATCGAGCCTCGGCGCCCAGCTCACCGCCGGCACGGTGATGATCAACGGCATCCTGCTGACGGTGGCGGCCGTCGGAGTCACGACCACCTTCAACGGGACGAACGGCACCGCCCTCTCGGCCCTCGGGACCCTGCCGGTGGCGAGCGTGGCGAACGTCCCGACGAGCGGCACCGGGACCATCGTGAGCAGCGGCGGCACCGGGACCGTGACGTGGACCGGCGTGAGCGGCAGCACCCTGACCGGCTGCACCTACAGCCGGACCGGCACCGACACCGTCGCCAGCGGCGCGGCCGTCGTGCTCGGGCAAAAGTTCACCGCCAACGATGACACCTACCATGACCTGCAGGACAACGGCGACGGCACGGCCAAAAGCAGTTTCTCTAGCGTGGCGAACAACGCGCAGAGCCCGGCGCTGGCGAGCAGCGGCAACGCCCTGAACACCATCCGGCTCGCCATCATGACCGTCGGCGCCAGCTCCATCGCCGGCGTGAACCAAGGCATCGCCAGCCCCCCGACGAACGGCGCCAGCTTGGCGACCACCACGGTTGCGGCCGGATCGAACGGCCAGTCGATTACCGGGCTCACCAGCAACCAGCTCTCCGTGGCGGCGAACAGCCTTGCCCCGGCCGGCCTGGCGACCGTGGACACGACCATCGGGACGGGCGGCAACTTCGGCGCGCTGATCAGCTACACCGGCGGAGGAGGGACGACCACACTGACCGGCGTCACCGTCCTCGTCGGCAGCGGCAACGTGGCGACCGGCGGCGCCGTGGCCCAGGTGACGCTGAACACGGTGAGCGACGGGCTCGGCAACATCATCTTCCCGACGACCCCGAGGCCAGGGCTCATCGGCTACCGCGTCCTCGGCTCGGCGCAGACGACGACCGGCACGAACGCCGTCCCGATGCCCACCCTGACGTGCCAGTTCGTCGTCCCCCCGGGCCCGACCCGGCGAGTCAAGTGCTGGGCACACATCTCCTACATCGACACGTCGAACGCCACGGCCGGAACCTCGGTGACGGCGGAGGTAGTGCTGAACGGCACCCCCGTCGGCGTGTCGGTCTACAAGAAGATCGCCGCGGTGGCGGGCGACGGCCAGCCGATGCACCCCGAGGGCGTGGCATCCCTGGCGCCCGGCACCTACGTCGCCACCGTCGAGGTCCAGCAGAGCGCGGCCGGCACGCTGACGATTGGCTCGGCCTACGTCAACTGCCTTATGGGCGTCGAGCTGGTCTGACCCCCGTGTTCAGCCACGACCCCGCCTGCGCTGCGGCGTTTGAGGCGGAGCCCGAGGTCCACCGGCTGCTCGATGCCCTCGTGCGGGCGCTGCGGCCCAGCTTCGTCATCGAGACCGGCAGCTTCCACGGCGGCACGGCGAAGACGCTTGGCCGGGCGCTGGCCGAGCACGGCGGGCGCCTCGACACCTTCGACACCGACGAGCGCGCCTGCGAGCTGACCGAGGAGGCGGTGATCGGGCTGCCCGTGCACGTCCACCACTGTCCGTCCACCCGATTCACGCCGACCCACCCGGTGGGGCTGGCCTTCCTCGATTCCGACATCTCGGGCCAGCGCCGGCGGGAGCTGGACTGGATCAAGCCGTTCCTCGGGCCAGGCGCCGTGGTGGCGGTGCACGACGCCGCCAGCCTGCTCGGGGAGGACCCGCCCGGCTGGGAGTGCGTGCGCCTGGCGACGCCGCACACGCTCGCCCTGTTGCAGGTCAGCCGATGAGCTACGCCCAGGCCCAGGCCGCGGCCGAGGGCACCCGAGTGACCAGCGGGACGACCATCAGCGCCACCTATGCCAGCAACGTCGGCGCCGGCAACCTGCTGGTGGCGATTATCAGCCGGACCGGCGCATCCATCCCGCCGACCGTAGGCCAGGTGACCGACAATCATGGCAACAAGTGGCGCCAGGTGACCGAGGTCATCGACGGCACCAGCCGGGGTCTGGATATGTGGTGCTGCGAGAGCGCCGGCGGAGGTAACCAGCCGACGGTGACGGCCAGCCTCAACGGGTTCCCGCTCAACGCCATCAGCGGCATGAACATGGCGATCATGGAGTACAGCGGCGGCTCGGGCTACGAGCTGACCGACGCCATGGGCACCACGAACGGCTCGACCACCAGCCTGAGCGTGGCGACGAACTACGCCACGACGGCGACCCACGACCTCGTGCTCTCGGCCCTGGTGGGCGACCAGTCGGCGGCCACCGTCCCGAGCGGCTGGACCTCCCGCATAGCCGACACGACCCAGCACCTATGGGTGGCGGAGGTTGACAGCGGCGCCTCGACCGGCGTGCAGACGGCGGCCTGGACCTCCCTCACGGGCGCCACCCACAACGCCGCCATCGTCGCCGCCTTCCGCCAGACCGGCGTGGCCGCCACGAGCCCCCACGTCCTGCAGAGCGCTTACTACGAGCCCCCGATCCAGACGGGCCAGGCCCTCAGCAACGCCCTCATCGGCTACCCGGTGAACCCGACGGCCGGCAACACCCTCGTCGCCTTCGTGACCGGGGCGAACTACGAAGGGTCGAACAGCCCGATCATCACCGGCGCCAAGGTGAGCGCCGTCACCGACACCGCCGGGAACGTCTGGCGCAAGATTGCCGACCAGGGCATCGACAACAATGGCGGGCTCGACTGGTCCGTGTGGGTGGTCAACGGCTGCAAGGGCGGGACGACCACGCTGACCGCCACGTGGGAGGTCCCCATCGGCACGCCGGCGTGCCTGCTCCTCGAGCTGGCCGGCTGCCCGCCGGCGCTGACCCTCGACAGCCAGGGCGCCGTCGTGTTCGCCAACACCGGCAGCGTGGCGACGGCCAAGGCGGTGCTGGCCGGCGATATCGGGTTCTTCAGCTTCGGCGCCGTGTTCCCCCGGCTGTACGTGCCCGGGGCCGGGTGGACCCAGGTGAACAGCGACATGGTCGGCGTCGGCTGCCACCAGCTCTACCTCGGGACGCCGGCGGGCGTGTTGACCGGGAGCGTGGGCGGAGCCAGCGGCGGAGACGACCTGACGGTATCGGCGGCCCGGAGCGCCCCCGGGATCGGCCTGCACTGATGGCGGTCTACTCCGGGCTCCGCGGCGTCAAGCTGCGAGGGCTGACGATCCGCGGGCTCGGGACACAGAACGTCCCGGTGAGCCTCAGCGACACGGGCAGCGGTACGGACTCCCTGACGGCCATCGCCCTCACGGCGAGCGACACCGGGAGCGGAGCGGACACCGTGACCGGCGTGGCGCTCAGCACGAGCGACACGGGATCGGGAGCGGACCTGCTGACGGAAGGCATCGCCATCACCTTTGCCGACACGGGCAGCGGAGCCGACACCGTGACCGGGATTGCCCTGACCGCCACCGAGGCCGGGACGGGCAGCGAAAGCGCGGCCCTCACGGCGGCTCTGACAGCCACCGATACCGGCACCGGCAGCGACACCCTGCCCGGCATCAGCCTCAGCACGAGCGACACCGGGAGTGGCGCGGACACGGCCGCTCAGATTGCCCTCAGCGCCTCGGACACGGGTTCCGGCACAGACACCCTTCCGGGCGTCGGGATAGGGCTCAGCGAGACAGGAGCCGGCGCAGACGGGCTCCCAGCCATATCCCTGAGCGACAGCGACACCGGGACCGGGAACGACGCCATCACCACCGGCGAGGCGGTGATCGTCAGCGACACCGGCGCCGGCGACGACGAGCTGACTGTCGGCATCACGATCCTGATGACCGACACCGGCCAGGGGAGCGACAACGCGGCCACCGGCGTCGCCGTGGTGCTGATCGAGACCGGGAGCGGCGTCGAGGCGTTCACCATCACCCGGCCGATCAACGGCACCGTGACCCTGAGCGACCACCCAGCGTTCCGTGTCACCCTCAGCGACCATGCGGCCGATAGCGTGACGGCCAGCGACCACCCGGCCGACACGACCCTGATCGGAGACCACGCGTGAACTGGTACGACGACGGCGAGCTCGTGATCGTGGACACGGCGCCCCAGGGCTTCCAGAACGAGGCCGGCACGAATGTGGACCCGAGCGTGGTCGAGTTTGAGAGCCAGTTCTTCGGCCAGGTGACGCCGACGACGCTGACATACGGCGTCGATGCAGCGGTGACCCGGACCGGCACGGGCCAGTACCGATGCACCTACGACACGAGCGGCAAGGGCGGCCGGCCCGGCGGAGGCGGCAACGTCTGCACCGTGAAGATCATCGGCGACCCGGACGGCACCCCGACCCCGACCTGCCAGGCCACGATGAACCGTCAGTTCGGCGTGAAGGCGCCCCCGTTCTGATGGAGCGCCTGCTGCGCGACGAGTTCCCGAGCGAGGTCTTCGCCCCCGAGCACAGTCCGCACGCCCACGTGAGCCGGGTGTTCGTGACCGACCAGCGGGTGCGGGTGTGGACCGTGAACGGCGCCGGCACGCCCGAGCTGTTAGTGGACGAGCCGATAACCGGCCCGAGGCCCGAGGCCCACCGCGGCACCCAGGGCGGCCCGTTCACCATCGAGACGGAGACCGGGATGATCCACGTCGAGCGGGCCCACGGCTGCGGCTGCGGGAGCCCGCTAAGGGCGCTCGACCCGCCGGCGGAGCGATGAGCAAGCACAGCACGAGGAGCACGAGGGCCAAGGCCCCGAAGGCGCCGAAGAAGGCGCCGAAGCCGAAGAAACCCCCGAAGCCGAAGGCGCCGCCCAAACCGAAGAAGCCGAAAGCACCCCCGAAGCCGAAAAAGGTGAAGGCGCCGGTGAAGGCCAAGGCAAAGCACCTGACCGTGCACCACGCCAAAACCGTCGGCCCGAAGCGGAGCGCCACGAGCAGCAAGAAGCACACCGCGGTGCGCGCCGTGGCGTTCAAGGGCCGGGCGACCAAGCTATGAGGGAGCGGTGGCCGACGTTCCTCGTCGCCGTCTTCTTCGCTGCGGCCGTCTACCTCGCCGTGGAGGAGCTAACCGACACCCCGACCGGCATCCTCGGCTGGGCCTGCATCGCCTACGTCCTCACCGTCGCCGGGCTGAGCGTGGTGTCGTGGCTCCTCGGCGGCATCGTGCACCGCCACGGAGGCCGGGGCTACGGTGAGGGCCCGTGAGCAGCCAGACGATCCCCGGCATCCTGATCGACCTGAGCAGCAACAATCCGCACCCCATCGACTACCAGGCGGCAGCGAGCGCCGGCGTGATTGCCGTGTTCATCAAGGCGACGGACGGCGTCGGCTACACGAACCCCTACTACGGCCAGGACGCCGCCGGCTTCGCGGCCGTGGGCATCCCGACGCTCGCCTACCACTTCGCCGAGTTCGGTGACGTAGCGGCCGAGGCGGCTCACTTCCTCGCGGTCGCCGGCACCCGAGCCCGAGTGCTCGACAGCGAGACCAGCCAGGATTTCGCCTGGCAGAATCAGTTCCTCGCCGAGCTGAACCTCCCGCTGGCCGAGGAGCTGGACTACGGCAGCGCCAGCACGTTGCAAGCCGGCACCACCATCCTGCGGGCCATGCTGTGGCCGGCCAGCTACGGGAAGGATTTCGGGTTCGGCGACGTGTGGCAGAACACCGACGCCGCCACCGTGGCCGGGATCGGCGGCCAGGTCGATGCCTCGATCTGGATCGGACCGCCGGCCCACTTCTATTCCCTGTTCGGCGCGCCGAACCCCAACCCGACCAATCAGGAGACGATCATCATGGGACTGCCGACCGGCTGCACCGACACGGGCGCCATCAACGCGTTCATCCGAGAGACCTACAACGAGTACTCGACCAACCCCATGACGACCCCGGTGCAGGACACCTTCCGTGCGTTCTACAACCTGCCGCAGGCCCAGCAGCTTTGGGGCAAGAACGGCTACGGCGGAAACCCCGACCTGCTGCTGGCCGGGATCGTGGACGCCATCAACGCCGCGGGCCACCTACGACCGGAGCGCCAGGGGTCGGTCTAAGGGCGCTGAGCAGCCCGACACTCCCCGCCACGGAGGAGCGTGGTGGGTAGCATCAGGGCCACCATGACCGCCACCGTCGTCGCGTTCCAGCTCACGGCGCCGCTGTGGCTGGCCCTCGACACGCTGGCGGTCTATCGGGCGACCATGCTGGTCACCCGGGACACGATCACCGAGGCACCCCGGAAATGGATCAAGCGGCACCTGGGAAACAGGGCTCACGACTTCATCACCTGTGCGTGGTGCGTCTCGATCTGGCTGGCGATAGGAGTCGTCCTGCTCACCGTGTTCTACCCCCACCAGTGGCAGTACGCCGCCTACGTCCTCGTGTGCAGCGGCGTGGCCGGGTTCCTGGCTGAGCGAAGCTGATGGCCATAGTCAGCACCGGCACGAGCCTGACGCCGAGCGGGCGCAACTTCCTCCGCCGCGCCGCCAGCCGGGAGGCGCCGGTACCGCACCGGCCGATGACAGCCTCGGCCCAGCCCATCGACCTGACGAACAAGGTCGAGGCCCGGAAGATGCGGGTACTCCGCCAAGGGTGGCAACAGGACGCCGGCGCCTACGTGGACAACTTGCCCGAGCTGAGCTTCGCCTACCGCTTCCTCGCCCATGCGTCGAGCCGGATGCGCTACTTCGCCGCCATCGTGAACCCCGAGGAGCCCGACGGCCCACCGATCCCGGTGCGCGAGCACCCCGACGCCCCACCGGGACTGGCCGACGACATGGAGGCGGCGCTCGCCAGTCTCGGCGTCGGCCGGCAGGCGTTGAGCCCGATACAGCAGAGCCTCAGCTACCAGTTCGGCGTGCCGGGCGAGTGCTACCTCGTGGGCCAGGACGATCCGAACGGCGGCGACACGTGGAAGGTCCGCAGCATCGACGAGTTCATGATCTTCGATGACACGTACAAGCTGCGCGAGGTCCCGCTCGACCCCCAGGGCACGCTCGGCTGGGTAGACATCGACCCGAGGACGGCCTACGCCGCCCGCATGTGGGTGCCGTGGTGGCGGTTCAGCCAGATGGCCACCAGCCCGATGCGCAGCCTCCTCGACGTGAGCGAGGAGCTGATGCTGCTGAGCCGGGACGTCCGCTCGACGGCGAGGAGCCGGCTCGCCGGCGGCGGCATCCTGAAGATCCCCGACGGGCTCCGCATGGAGGCCATGACCGAGGACGACGATACGGGGCTCAACGACTCGTGGTTCGGCAAGTTCGCCGAGGCGATGATGACCCCCTTGGCGGACGAGGGAGTGGCGAGCGCCGTCGTGCCCATCGCCATCAGCGGCGAGCCCGAGAGCCTCGCTGGGCTCGAGCACCTGGTGATCGACCGGCCGTACAGCAGCTTGGCCTTGGAGCTGCGGGCGGAGGCCATCGGCCGGCTCGCCACCGGGCTCGACGTGCCCCGAGAGGTCCTAGAGGGCATGAGCGACCCGAACCACTGGGGCGCCTGGCTCGTCAGCGACGATACGTTCCGCCACCACATCGAGCCCCAGGTCATCACCCAGGCCGACGCCATGACCATCGCCTTCATGCGGCCGTGGTTGCTGGCGAAGGGCCACAACAAGTACTGGATCGACCGGGCCTGCATTTGGTACAACCCGGTGGACCTCATCAGCAAGCCGGACCCGATGGGCAACGCAGTGCTGCTGCACGACCGCATGGCGATCAGCGACATGGCCCTGCGGGACGCCGGCGGATTCACCGAGGAGGACGCCCCGGACGCGTTGGAGAAGGAAATCCGCATGATCCAGAAGCTGCGGAGCTTCCCGCCGAACGTGTTGGAGGCCCTGATCCACGCCCTCGACCCGAACCTCGTGATCCCGCCGATCCAGCAGAGCGGCCAGGTGCCGGGCATGGGACCGAAGGGCGCCGTGGAACCCCTGCCGACCGGGCCGGCCGCGGCGCTGCCCCCCGGGCCAGCGGACACGACCAGCCCGGCGCCACCGCCCCCACCGAGCGTCACGGCGACGCCGGCCGCGACACCCCCGAGCCCGAGCGTCCCCGGGCTCGCCCGGCAGGTCGATGCGGCGTTCGCCGAGGCCAAGGCGAAGCGCCAGACCATGTACGCCCGGGAGAGCCGGAACCTGGCCCAGCTCGACGCCCAGCTCCGGGCCAAGATCCAGGTGGCGGCGTGCAGCGCGATGGTGCGGCTGCTCGACAGGGCGGGAGCGAAGCTGCACACCCGGGTCGCCAGCCGCAAGTTCAACAAGGACGACCGCCTGCGGAGCCAGGTGCAAGGCGTGCCGAACCGGCAGGTGGCGCAGAACCTCGGTCAGGCCGTCGTGGCGAGCCTCGGCTACACCGACCCCCATGCCCTGCTCAACCCGGATTGGAGCGAGCTGAAGGGCCAGTTCCTCGGGTGGACCGACGCTGCCCAGCATGCGGCCCTGCGCAGCGCGGCCAGGCTGGCCGGCTACCAGATGACCAGCCCGGCCGTGCGGAAGGCGGAGCAGCGCATGGCGACGGCACTGCAGCCGGCTTGGCAGAGCTTCGTGGACGAGCTGAACACCATCGCCGAGGGGCTGCTATACAACCCGAGCCCGACCGCTCCCGACGCCCCGACCATCGATCCGAACACCATCGTCCCCGTGGGAGCGGTAAGGCGCGCCCTCGCCATCGCCGGCGGCGGAAGCGGCCAGGGGAAGGGACTCACCGCCGACGTGGGCGCCATGGACGAGCCGGTGGACGTGACCGACGTGAGTGCGGACAATCCGATACAGGTGGGCGAGGACCCCGAGAGCGCTCAGGTGAGCGCGACGTTTGAGGCGACCGACGTGGCCGGGCAGATCGGCACCGGCGACGCCGTGACCGACATGCTCAACGCCGCCCCGGACGTCGAGGCCGTGAGCTACGAGTGGGTGCACGGGCCGACCCTGCGGCCGTTTGAGCCCCACGAGGACCTCGACGGCGAATCGTTCGCCAGCTTTACCGACGACGTGCTCGCCAACCCGGACGACTGGCCCGAGAACGATTTCTTCTTCCCCGGCGACCACGACGGCTGCTCGTGTGACTTCAACACCGTGTGGGGTCCGGCCGACACCGGCGACGATACCGGCGAGGAAGGCGGCGACACCGGCGAGGAGGGCGAGGAGACGGGCGAGGAGGGCGAGCCCACGACCGACTTCAGCGCCGACACCGGGAGCAGCTACCTGAGCCAGGCCGTGAGCGACCTGCTGAACGGTGACACCGACTCCTCCGACCTCGCGGCGGCCAAGGCGGAGTTGATGCCTGAGATCACCGAGGCGCGGGACACCGCCTACGGGCAGATCGAGAGCATGGGCGCGAACGTCATCGCCACGCCGGCACGAGGCGACACGAGCGGCACCTACGACTGGTATCGCCAGCTCTCCCTGTCCGAGCAGGAGCGGTTGGGAACTAACGGGTGGATGCTGCCCGACACGACCGGCACGCTCGCCAAGCCGGACGAGCTGGTGGCCGGCTTCCAGGTGGCGACCGGCGCCGGCAGCGATGCGAACGTGGACGAGGCCATGTCCTACTGGCTCGATCAGACCCGGATCGTGGACGCCGGGAACCTGTTGGAGAACACGGGCCGGGTGCCGAACAACTTGGAGCGGTTCGGCAACTTCAACTGGAATCAGCTCGCCAACAGCAACGTGGACGTCAAGAGCCTGTTCACCAACAAGGCCGAGGCGACGGCGTACCTCAGCGAGGCGCAGAAATCCGAAGCGTTCGACCTGGCGGAGCGGGAGCTGAAGGGCACCGGCGGACCGAGCATCTGGCAGATGAGCTATCAGGACTACGAGAGCGAGATGGCTTCCCTGGCCGACATCATCGACAGCGCCGTCCCGATCACCAGCGACCCCGAGTTCGGCGACACCTACAGCGCCAGCGTCGAGGCGGCCGAGGCCCGCTACAACAGCCTGTTGCCCGAGGCGCTGGTGTCCGAGGGCCAGACGGCCAACTACTACGACTTGTGGCTGCAAGCGCAGCAGATAGCTCAAATCGCCGGGTTGCAGGGATAGGATTCGCCCGTGGCACTCACCACCGAGCAGTTGCAACAGACCCGGGCGAGGATTCGCCAGATGCGCGCCGGCGTTCCCCTGAGCCCGGTCTCAGCCCAGGCCGTGCGGCAAAAGGTGTTCCGGGTTCTGTTCGGAGGCAAGAGTGACGACGCCAGCCCGCCGACCACCTGACGAGGTAATGGCCGCCTTCGCCGGCGGCGATGCGGCACCGCTCATCAAGTGGGTCGAGGACGGCGCCGACGGCCAGATCAGTTGGTGCAGCCCGGGTGACTTCGATGACTGCGTGAGCGTCATGTCCGAGCACCTCGACAGCCCCGAGGGCTTCTGCCAGCTTCGGCACATCAGCGTGTGCGGAGGGCCGGCCGGGAGCGAGGACCATACCGTCCGTGACACCGCAACCAAGATGGGGGAGAATGCCGCCATGCCGATGACCCGAGACGCGCTGATTGCGTCGTTCACCGCCGAGCAGGCCGAGGCCCTAGCCGTCGAGCTGCAGGCCAGCTACGAAGCCGTAACGGCCGAGGCCCGGGAGCGGCTGGGCACCGAGCCCTACTGGACGTTCATCAGCCAGGCCGAGCGGGACAAGGCGGCGAGCAGTGGCGCGGCCATGCCCGATGGCAGCTATCCCATCACTACCTGCGACGGCGACAACAGCGTGAGCACCGCCATCAGCGCCGTGGGCCGGGGGAGCGCCGGCCACAACGCCATCCGCAAGCACATCATGTCCCGGGCCAGCTCCCTCGGGTGTGCCAGCAAGATCCCCGACAACTGGAACAGCGACGGCAGCCTGAAGGCCAGCGCCCAGGTCGAGGAGTTCGCCCAGCGGCTCGCGGACCTCAACGACGACGAGCGCGGCCAGCTCCTGGCGCAGTTCGCTCCACCGCCCCCTCCGCCGCCACACGCCCCTCCTGCTGCCCCTCCGCCCCCGCCGGGCGGCAAGGCGCCAACACCCCCAGCCCCGCCCGACAAGGCGGCACCGGGCTCCCCAGCGGACGCCAAGGCGGACAGCACCATCACCGAGGCCGTGGCCGCGGCCAAGGCGGCCGTGGACCACGCTGTCGAGCTGCAGCAGGGCGACCCGGATTCCAAGAGCGATCCGAAGGACGCCAAGGTCCTCGCCGGGTTGGAGCAGGCCAGCAAGATAATGGACGGCGTGGTGACCGACCAGGCGGCCGACGCCAGCGAGCCCGACGCCACGAAGGGCCCACCGCCACCGCCGAAGGCACCCACGCCGCCCCCACCGCCGGCCAAGGGCCCGCCACCGCCACCGCCGGCCGCGGCCAGCACGAACGGCCAGACGGGATTCGCCCCCACCCCCGGCGGCAACACGACCCCCGGCAACGCCGACGGCGTGCCGAACGACGCCGATGACAACGGGCCAGGGCCCGGCGACATCGAGGACGCCGAAATCTGCCAGAACCCGCAGTGCGGCCACACCGGCGCCGAGCACGAGGACGACCCCGAGCTAGGCGGCAACAGTGGACCCTGCACGAGCTGCAACTGCCCCGGCATGATCCCGGCCGGTGACGTGGTGAGCCAGCCCGACGTGGCCCCGACCCCGGCACCCGTCGCCGCGGGTGAGGAGAAAGCCGGCGCCGAGGCGGAGGCGTTCGCCCCGCCACCCCCGCCACCTTCCGACGGACCGCCCAAGGCCCCGGCCATGCCGCCCGAGCCCACGGGCCTGCCCCCGCTCGACCCGACCCCGAGCATGACCCTCGGCCCGCAGTTCACGATCCCGGTGGCCTGGATCGAGGGAGCGCCGACCGGCGACGGGCGCATGATCGACGCGCCGACCCCCGACACGAGCGGGCTGACCTGGCGCACGCCCCCGCTGGCCCTGATGGGGTTGAAGACGAGCCCCCACGACCCGAGCGGATTCAGCCCGAACGATCCGGCCGTCCTCATCGGCCGGGTGGACGCTATCGAGCGGGACGGGACGACCGGAAAGGCGACGGGCCACCTGCTCACCACCGACGACGGCGTGGAGTGGGCCGGCATCTTGGAGCAGATGGGGCGCATGGGCGTCAGCATCGACGTGGGCAACGCCACGGTGCAGACGACCCCCGGACCTGTCGAGGCCGGCGTGGACGTGTTCGACGTGCCGCTGATGGACCACCTGGTCGAGGGCCAGGTAATGGGCATCACCGTCTGCCCGTTCGCTGCCTTTGAGGGCGCGTTCATCGTCCTCGGCGACGGCACGAACGTGCCCGAGGGCACGCTGCCGAAGGCGCCGGCGGAGGCGCAGATGGCGATCCGCTACGTGGACGAGGAGCCCTGTGTGCCGTGCAGCGAGGCGGAGGAGGAGGCGCTGGTCGCCAGCGTCACGGCCCAGGGCCCGAGCCTGCTCCACCCCCCGTCGGTGTGGTTCGACGACCCGGCGTTCATCGACGGCGACCCCCGGGTGGGCGAGACCGTGAACCCGAAGACCGGCAAGCCGAGCGGAAAGTTCGCCTGTCCGATCACCGTGACGGAGGAGGGCGAGGTCTTCGGCCACATCGCTCAGTGGGGCGTGTGCCACCAGTCGCCCGCCTTCCTCAACAACGGCCAGTGCATCATGGCGCCGAGGAGCCGAAGCAACTACGAGCGATTCCACGGTGACGGACGGGTGGTGACGGCCGAGGGCCAGATCATCGGCGTCGGACGGATGACGGCGGACACCGGCCACGCCGGCGAGAGCATGGACTACCACCGGGCCATGGCCCACTACGACAACAGCGGGCTGACGACCGCCCTCGTGCGGGCCGGCGAGGACAAGTTCGGCATCTGGATCCACGGTGCCCTGCACCCGAGCGCCACCGAGGAGCAGGTGTTCACCCTGCGGGCCAACCCGCCGAGCGGCGATTGGCGCCCGTGGGGAGCCGGCCGGGAGCTGACGAACGTGCTGTTCGTGAACAACGCCGGGTTCCCGATGGTGATGGCGACCAAGAACCCGCACAGCGGCGAGGTCACCCGACTGGTGGCAGCCGGCGTACCCATGTTCCACCTGCCCGAGGAGCTGCACACCCCGACCATCGAGGAGCGGCTAGAGCGGATGGAGCGAGGGCTACGCCCTGTGTTCGGGTTGGCGATGGAGCGCCTGCGAGCACGGGCGGAGTCCATCCGGGCCTGACGTGCCACGGCGCCGTCACCCAGGCGCCGATCTATCCGGTTGGAGCACACGAGGCGAGCCGCCCGACCTGCGCCCGTGGTGGACGGGCGAGCCCCAGGAGCGATGGCCGAGACCCCCCGGGCTGACCCACTGCCCCGACTGCGGCACGAAGCTGATCGACGGTTGGTGCAGCCAGTGCGACGCCGCCGACCAGGCCCCCCCGAGCGAGGGTGCTTGATTTCACGTTTCGGACAGGTCAGACTCTCGATCCAAGTAGCTGCGGTCTTAGCGCCGAGCTATCGAGATGCAGGGTCTTAGCGCCCGGTCGCCCTCAATCACAGGCACCACGCGCCAGCTCAAAAGGAGCACAGACCCTCATGGACCGTATCCGGCAGCTTCTCGAAAACCTGCAGAATCTGACCCCCGAGGAGCTGACCGAGCTCCAGGGGCTCATCGACACCACGTTCGATGACATGGCGAAGGTGCCGGACGCCGAGGCGACCGCCGATTCCGTGTCCGACATGGAGTACCTCATCAACGGCATGGAGTCCGTGCGCGGCGAGGTCACCCGGCGCGAGGCCGAGGCCGCTGAGACCGCTCAGAAGCGGGCCGACATGCGGGAGCGGGCCGACGCCCTGCGCAACCCGCCGAAGGACGAGGCCCCCGAGACGGCACCCGAGGAGGTTGCCCCCGAGGGAGCGCCGGCACCTGTCGAGGGCGAGGCGCCCGCCGAGGGCGAGGAGGAGACCGACGAGGAGAAGCGGGCCAAGGCGGCCAAGGCCAAGGAGCAGGCGCCCGAGGGCGAGGGCCAGCCGGCGACCGACGACGCCGGCAACCCGCTCGTGCCCGTAGCGGCCAGCGCCCAGCCGGCCCGAGGCTCCATCGGGAGCAGCGGCATGATCCCGGCCATGGCCGCGGCCACCGGGCCGGCCCAGGCCAGCCCCGACCAGCCCACCCCGGCCCCGTATGGAGCGAGCATCGTCGCCACCGCCGGCAACCATCACATTCCGCCCGGGACGCCCTTGGAGGACCCGACGGCACTGGCCGAGGCGATGGCCGAGCGTCTGCGGACGCTGCAGAGCGCCCACGACTTCAGCCAGCAGCTCGTGGCGAGCGCCCATTGGGAGTACCCGAAGGAGCGCCAGCTTGGCGGAGACGCCGACGTGAACACGGAGCGCATCAACGCCGTGTGTGACTTCGGCGCCCCCCGGGCCGACCGCCAGACCGGCGCCCTCGTCGCGACCGGCGGCATCTGCCTCCCGGTCAACGTGGACTACGCCGTCCCGACGTGGAGCACGGCCGACCGCCCACTGCGTGACGGCCTGCCCGCCTTCCAGGCGACCCGAGGCGGTATCCGATTCGTGAGCCCGCCCGACATCGGCGTGCCCAGCTTGCAGGGCACCGCCAGCGGCGCCGGACTCTCGACCGGAATCTGGACCGAGGCGACCGACGCCAGCCCGGGCGGAGCGACCAAGCCGGTGTGGACGGTCGCCTGCGGCGCCGAGCAGTTGGTCTACGTGAACGCCGTGACCACCCGGGTGCAGTTCGGCAACATGCAGAGCCGCTTCGCCCCCGAGCAGGTGGCGGCCAACACCCAGCAGGCCGTGGCGGTCACCGCCCGAGAGGCCGAGTTGGAGCTGCTGACCCTGCTGGCGGCCAACACGAAGCAGGTTGTCCCCCAGCACTATCTCGGTGCGGTGCGGGACCTGCTCCCGACCGTGGACCTGACCGTCGAGCAGTATCGGTACAGCCACCGATTCCCCGACAACATCGGGCTGACGGCCATCTTCCCGGCCTGGGCCAAGGGGCTGTTCCGCAGCGACATGGCCCGAGAGGCTGCGCACGACAACGCCGGCTCCATCAACGTGCTCGCCATCAGCGACGCCGAGATCGAGGACTGGTTCAGCGCCCGAGGCATCAGCAACATCATCTGGACGCTCGACGGCCTGAAGGCCGGCACCTACGGGACGGGCGGCGGCGCCATCACGGCGCAGTTCTTCCCGGTGATGACCGCCGGTGCCCAGCCGCAATGGCCCGGCCAGACCAGCGACGGAGCGTTCCAGCTCGTGTGGTTCCTCTACGTGGAGGGCACGTTCCAGTTCCTCGACGGCGGCCGGCTCGACCTCGGGGTCGTGCGGGACTCGCTGCTCGACGCCACCAACGACTACGAGACCTTCACCGAGACCTTTGAGGGTCTGGCCTTCCGAGGCATCGAGGCATATCAGGTCCAACAGACGGTCCTCCCGACGGGCATCAGCTCGGCGGCCGGATCCCCGACCTACCACGAGTAGCCGGACAAGCATGCGAGACACCTTCCTGGCTTCGGCCCGCCTTGACGCTCCTGGTGGTGGTGCGTTGAGGCGCGGCCGTGCCAGGCGGAGGAGCTAGCGATGGCGATGGCCCCCAGGCTGTACGCCCCGGTGGCGGCGCCGCCCCCGCCGAAACCACCGCAGCTCAACATCGTGGCGAGCGCGTTGATGCCGGACGTCAACACGGACACCTTCGGCCCAGGCGGCGGCCCGAGCCTCAGCGCGGCCGGCTGGCTGCGCCGCTTCGACTTGGAGCTAGAGGGCCACGTGTGGGACAAGCCGCCGGGCGACGAGGCCTGGCGGAAGGCCGTCGAGGAGCGCAACGCCCTCGTGGCGGCCGTCGGCGTCATGGACGACATGGAGCTGAAACAGGCCGAGGAGAACGTCGGCGTCACCGTGGACACCCTGCCGGCGAGCATCTACCCGGCCACCCGAGGCAGCCGGTGGACGGGTGGCTTCGCCTACGCCCCCGAGAATCAGTCCCAGGGCGTGCTGGCGGACCCGTGCGGCCAGACCATCGACCTGCCCGCCCTGGGCGTCCCCGTGCCGGTGGGAGTGAACAGCGCCGGCGGAAGCCATAGCCTGACGACCGCCAGCTACGACTACAAGGTGACGGCCGTCAACGCGAACGGCGAGACGGTCGGCAGCTCGACGGTGACCGTGGCCGTGACCACCGGGAGTGCCGCGCTGAGCTGGCCGGCCATCGCCGGCGCCACGAGCTACAACGTCTACGGCCGGACCCACTCCTCGACGGTCCACTTCCTCGCCAGCACCGCCACGAACAGCTACCTGGACGACGGCACCGCCACCCCGAGCGGCGTGACCGTGCCGGTGAGCAACACGACCGGCGGCCCCGGGACCTACACGAACCTGGCCCAGGTCGGATTCGTCCCATTCCTGATCCAGGTCGAGGACACCTGCTCCGCCTTCAACTGGCAGGTAAGGGACTGGACGGGCCGGGCCCTGCGCCTGCTCGACAACGCCACGCCGAACGCCATCGAACGGGAGTTTTGGAGCGGCGCCTTCGCTCAGAACACCCTCACCGGGCCCATGTACGACGCCACCGGGCCGGCGGGAGGGCTCAACGCCTTCCTGACCCAAAGCGGCACCCCGAGCAGCGGAGGCGGCACGCTGGCGGCCAGCGACCTGACCCCGGGCGGAGGACCGCCGACCATCACCCGGGGCATCCAAATCCTCGAGGACTACCTCGCCAACACCGGGTTCGGCGGCCAGGGCGTGCTGCACGTCGCCCCCGAGACGAGCCCCAACCTGCTCGGCGCCCGACGGGTGGGAAGCCTGCTGCTCAGCGTGATGGACAACATCATCGTGCCCGGGAGCGGCTACCCGACGAGCGGCGCCACCGGGCCCATCGGCAATGCCAACGCCACCCCGACGGCCGGCACGGCCTGGATGTTCGCGACGGACCTGGTATCGGTGCGGCTGGACGAGCCATTCGTCACGCCGCCTGTATTCGCCGAGGCCCTGGACCGGAGCGAAGCGGGAGCACCGAATCAGGTGACCATCCGAGCCCAGCGGTATGCGGCCGCCACGTGGGATCAGAACCGACTGGCGGCCGTCCGAGTCACCCTTTCCACCTAGCGAGGAGAATCACAACCGATGCCTATTCCTGATGGTGCTGCCCAGGTATTTTCCGACGTGACGAGGTTCTCCACCCTCGACTCGGACGGGTTCCCCGCGGTGGGAAGCAACGTGTTCGTCACCGACCAGATGCTGAAGCTCACGTTCACGCCGGCGATGGAGACCGGCGTTGACCTCGTGACGATCAAGGCCAACGGCGACATCGCCCAGCACTACAAGCACGGCGATATGCCCAAGTACTACACGGTGCAGATCGAGGTCGCGAACCCCGACCCGGTCCTCCACGCCATCCTCGCCGGCGGCACCGTGTTCACCGACAACACCGTGGCCCTGACGGCCCCGACCGGGACGGCCGCGGCCACCGGGCAGATCACGCTCGGCTCCCTCGCCGCCGGCACCTACGGCTACCGTCAGAGCCAGTTCAACCAGTACGGCGAGAGCGCCATCGGCACCGAGGTCACCGCCACGGTGGCGAGCGGCACCGCCGGATTGGCCGTGGTCGGCGGGCTTACCCCGGCGGCCGGCGCCCTCGGGCTGAAGGTCTACGGTCGTTCCCCCGGCGGCGAGCAGTTGCTCGGGACGATCCCGAACATCGGCACCCAGGCCACCAGCGCGGCCAGCGGCACCGGCACCCCGACCAGCCTCACCGTGACGGCGCTGACCTCCTCGGTCCCGTCCGGCACCACGTTCCAGATCGCGGGCGACACGAACACGCCGAAGATCGTGTTCACGACGACCGCGCCCGCCGGCGTCGGCGCGGTGGCATTGGAAGTGAGCGAGAGCCAGACCATCACGACCACCATCGCCCCCGGAGCGATCGACCCGGTGTTCGTGGACACCGGCGTCCTCACCCCGAGAGGCCACTACCAGGCCAGCGACACGACGGCCGGCCCCGGGAACGACACCGGCTACCAGTCCCCGCCCCTCGGCATCGTCGGGAACCCCGACGGCGTGGGCATCGAGGTATGGGGGAAGGCCATCAACGGAGGCACCCAGGTCAACTACCTGCCGTACTGGCGCTGGGTGATCCCCGGCGTGCGGAACCTGCGGGAGGACGCCCGGACCTTCGACGCCGCCCTGCTGCCGAACATGTACCAGGGGGAGGCGTTCGAGAACCCGAGCTTTGGGTCGGGACCCTTCGGTGACTGGCAGTTCGACAGCTCCCGCGTCTTCCAGTACGCACGAGCCGGCCGGGCCACCCTGCCGGTCAGCGGCCTGGCACCCATACCGGCCACGGCATAAGGTCGGGGCGAGGAGCCCCCGATGACGCAGACATTCGACCTGCCCCGCACCGGGCCCTGCGCCCCGTGGATCGCGGCGAGCGACGTGCTCGATGCGGTGGCGGTCGAGAACCTGGCGACGCCCCCGACCGAGGCGATGGCGGCGCAGATGGCGACGGTGGCGAGCGAGGTCCTCTACATCGCCAGCGCCCGCCAGTTCACCGGCAACTGCGGCCCGGTGACGGTGCGCCCCGACAGTCGGCCGACCGATATCGACACGAGGTTCGGCCACCGCGGCGTGCCCCAGGGCTACCAGTCGGCCGGCCAGGCGGCCAGCGCCTACGGCGTGCCGGGCGCCATCGTGAACACCTACGGCACGAGCAAGCCGCCCGAGGTTGACCTTGGCGCCTACCCGGTGACCAGCATCCTCAGCGTCAAGATCGACGGGCTGCTGATCCCGAGCGACGAGTACTACCTGCAGAGCCGGCGCAATCTCATCCGGGCCCGGCCGACGGCGGGCGCCACCGCAACGGCCCGGTACGGGTGGCCGGTGAATCAACTGAAGGACCTGCCCGACACCCAGCCCGGGACCTTCAGCATCACCTACATGTACGGGAGCCCGCCCCCGAGCGCCGGCGTCCTCGCCGCCCAGGTGCTCGCCGCTCAGCTCACCCTCAACGCCATGGACGAGCCGAACACGCTCCCCCAGCGGTTGGCCCACATCAGCCGCCAAGGCGTGACGGTGGACGTGCCCGACGTGATGGACTTCCTCAGCAAGGGGCTCCTCGGGCTGTACGAGGTCGATCTGTTCGTCGAGCTGGTGAACCCGACCAAGAGCCGGCACCGACCGCTGGTGTGGAGCCCGGACATATCCGACACCCGGCGCATGCCGGCTGGCTAGCATCGCGCCATGCAAGACGACGCCGCCGAGCAGGCCGCCATCCGGGGCCCGTGGCACCCGAGCGACCCGCTCACGGTGAGCGGTGTGGAGTACCCCGCCTTCGATCTTGATGGCGGGTGGGTAGGGGCCAGAGTAGGAGACGAGCAAGACGGGTTCCACCTTGTGGCGCCCAGCCGGGAGGCCCTAGTGGAAGACATCGAGCAGCGAGTGAGCAAGCCAGCGGCGTCCGTACCCGAGGCGGAGCCGGCGCCAGCCGAGCCCGTCGAAGCGCCGGCGCCCCAGCCCGTCGAGCAGGACCCGGCCGACCTTCTGCCACCGGCGCCCGTCGAGATACCTGCCAACTTCCGCAGCGGCCGATGGGCCCGAGCCGGCGCCACCGATCACGAGATGGCGGAGCTGGCGACCGAGTTCAGTCTCCTCGGAGCGGCCGGCCAGGAGGCGCTGAGCCAGCGTATCGACAGCCTGAGCGACGGCGCCCTACGCCAGATGCTGGCGGAGCGACGAGGACCGGCACCAGCCGCCCCCAGCGCCCCCGAGAGCCCCGCACCGGCGGCAGCGCCCCCACCGGCGCCAACCGGCACCCCGGCGGACCTCGCGGCCGTTCAGGCGGCCAAGAACGCCGCGGACGCGAAGGCTCGCGCCGCCAAGAGCTAGCCGGTGCCAGGGCTCGCGGTCGCCCCGCAGAACCCGACCGCGGCCGGCGAGGCACTGTTCAACGCCATCGTGGCGCTCCTCGGCACCGTCGAGGGCTTCGTGTTCCCCTCCCGGGTGGGCTTCGTGCCCGGCGCCCAGGTGGCATTCGACGGCGACCAGCTCACCGTGAACTGGCTCGGGATGAGCGTGGGCGTGCCCGGCCAGGAGAGCACCCGGTCGGTGGACCCGAATCAGATCCTCCTGTTCTACGAGTTTGAGATCAACCTGCTCCGCCAGGTGCGGACGCTGACCGGCCGAGGGAGGACGGGCGGCATCCCGACGCCGGTGGAGCTGAGCGACGACGCGCTGACGCTGATGGCGGACGGGCCGATCTTGCTGGCGACGGTCATCACGCTCCACCTAGAGAGCGCCGTGGTCGAACGGCGCATCCCCTTCAAGTACGGACCACTGAGCGCCCTCGGCCCCGAGGGAGTGCTAGCCGGCGTCCGGCTCCCGATCAGCTTCCAGGCCGGCGTGACGGAGCTGTACTGATGGCCGGCGAGGTCACGCTCATCATCGACGGCGCGGTGATGGAGGAGGTTCTACGCGGCCCGGACGGCCCGGTGATGCGCTACCTGATCCAGGGCGGCGACCGCGTCATCGCCGGCGCCAGGGATCAGATCGAGACCAAGCGCAGCCGGTGGACCGTCAACAAGAAATCCGGGCGCCTCGGCATGAGCATCGTCAAGCGATTCTCCACCAGCGACGTCGGGCCGGTCATGTCTATCGTCGCCGGCGCCGGGCTCGACCCGAGTTACGCCTATTGGGTGCACGAGGGCAACGGGCCACCCGGGAGCCGCATCTTCCCGAAGCGGGCCAGGTTCCTCGCCTTCGTCACCAGCGGCGAGCGCCCGACCGACCCGGCCGGGTGGGCGGCGGCGAGGGCCAGCGGGCGCGCCGTCATCACCCCGAGCGTCGCCACGAGCAAGCCGAACCGCTACCTCAGCGACAACCTCTACCTGATGTTCGTGTAGCACGAGCTGGGCCATCCGCAGAAATGTGAGAAAGTTTGCGCCAAACGCTAGCAATCGGCGGGCGGAGCGATTAGAGTTGGGCGTTGGAGAGCGAACAGCGCAGATCGGTTGACCTTTCGGAGGAGTGGCCGTGGACCTAGTAGCGATTCCGCTTCGGTGAGGCGTCAGATCCGAGGGCTAGACAGGGAGCGACCTACCCCGCTTGGGCGCTCCGGCAGGGCCCCGGAAGGGGAGCAGGTTGATGTGCTGGGCCAGTGGGCTACGCGGCAGTGTCGCTATCGGGCACCTGAGCGCCGGCGACATGACCAGCTCCTCAGCCGGGGCGCCCTCCTCAGTACCCGGCGAGAAATAGTGACCAAACGCTAGCAATCGGCGCACCGAGCGACTAGAGTTGGGACTACCAACCACGAGACACACGGAGGCATCACCGTGAGCACAACCCCCGACCTTCACATCGTCATCGAGGCCAAGCGGCAGCGAGGGCAAGGCGACTGGCTGTACCGGATCGTCTCCCCCGCCACCGACTGGCGGAGCGCCCAGGCGCAGTGGGACAAGCTGGACGACCAGCGGCGCATCCTGGGCAGCCGGCTCCACGAGCACCACTACATGGTCCGCAGCGACACCGACCCCCGGTGGGCGCACCTGCCCCGGCCCGGCGTGTACCGCACGACCAAGAGCCGCGATGGCCGGGAGAAGGCAGCCCGAGCCCTCGCCGCCACCCTCCACATCACCGGCAAGCAAGGCGGCTGGCTGTACGACGCCCATGACCGTCCGATCGAGCAGGGCTGGTTCGGCTTCGCAACCCGCATGGCTTCGTGCGGGCGCATCAAGCCGATGTACCCCCGCGACCCCGCCAGCGAGTGGGGCGGCGGGACCTGGTTCATCCCCGGCGGGTGGATGCACGAGGCGACGGCGGTGGCGTCGTGAACCTCCCCGAGCAGGCCAGCCGCAAGACAGTCACCACCTATGACTTTCCCGAGGGCCACGGCCCCGAGGCTGTGTGCACCATTGCGCAGCGATTCAACCGCTACGTGCTCACCAGGGTCGTCATCACCGAGACCGACGGCGAGACGGCGACCACCCAGGACGTGCAGGTGTACGGCCGGGCCATCCAGAAGGACGGCGCCCTGCGCCAGGTGACCAGCTTCTACAACCACGACGTTTCCCGCGAGTTCCTCGGCCAGCACTACGCCCGCAAGGCGGTGCAGGCATGAGCGCCCCGAGCCGAGGAGCCGAGGACTACGCCGACATTGCCGAGGAGTTGGGCGGCGAGCTGACCCTGGACGACATCGACCCTCGGTGCGTGGAGAGGGCCAAGGCCTACGCCAAGCGGAGCCACAAGCGGTGGCCGCCGCGCCCGACCTCCTCGGGCTGGCAGGTCACCATCTGGACACGGCCATGAGCGAGCCCGAGTACATGCGCCAGCGGGCGAAGATCCACCAGCCGTGCCCCGGCTGCGGCCTGCCGCTCGCCACCGACCCCGAGGACGACAGCATCGTCCACGCGGCCACCGGCAACATCTCGTGCGGGCTGGCGGCCGAGGCGCCGCTCACGGTGGAGGACATTCTGCGATGAGCGCGTGGGAGGAGGCGGCGCACCGTCACAATCAGAAGCACATCGAGGCGCTGCACGCCGAGGCCGAGCGCGCCGACGACCCCGAGCCGGAACCCGACGACGAGGAAACCCCCGCCAAACGCTAGCAATCGGCGACCGGAGGGAGTAGAGTTACACCCATGAGCACACACACCGAAACCACCACCTGCGAGACCTGCGGCTACGTCGTGGACGACGACGGCGACTGCCTGCGGGAGGGCGAGACGGGCGAGCAGTGCCCGAGCTACGTCCACCCGGACCGCATCGAGCAGCAGATCGCAGAGGCCGCGGCCGGCGCCAACTTCGGCGAGCCCACGGCCGCCAAGCGCGGACGCAACCCGCGGTGGCCCTACGTCCCGGTGATCCGGTACACGCCACCCGAGGGCAAGTCGTACACGACCCAGCTCCGCAAGCGTGCGTTCGCCACCCGAGACGAGGCCGAGACCTTCGCCCAGGACCACATCGCCAGTGCCCGCCAGTCGCTCGCCCGCCAGCTCGCCGACCCCCGCTGCCGCGTCCTGCGGGAGCACTACGGGCTGCCGACAGAAATCGACCAGCCATGACCGCCCGACGCAAGTACAACCGCACGGTACCCGCCGGCCAGGTGAGCGACGGCGGCCCCGAGGGCACCGGCGACACGATCCTGTGGTTCTCTAACGGCGCCATGCGCCCCCACCGGGTGACCCAGGCCAACACCTGGCCGAACGGCCGGGTGGGCATCCGGGCCCGCGAGATTGGCGGCAACGGCAAGGTGGACTGGACCGGCGAGCCCGGCGACCCGATCCAAGTGCCGGGCTGATGCCGACCCCGAGCGGCAAGCTGAAGGCGGGCGACCGCCTGATCCACACCGAGAACCGAGGCACCGGCGAGTGGGAGGTCGTGCGGCGGGACGGCAACGACGCGATCTACTCCGTCGTGCTTACCCGAGCGGACGGCGGCCCGCTGCCCGTGGGCGTGCGCCCCAGCTTCGGCGACGACCCCGGAACCTTCCGACTCACGGAGGCGCACTATTGGGTGTTCATGGCCCGAGGCGGCTGGACGCTGGTGTCGCGGTGAGCGGCCCGAGGCGCATCCACGTGGACCTGGCCCTAGAGGACGAGTACGTGATCCGGCTCCTGGCCTTCGCCAACCCCCGGAGCATCGAGGGACCCGACGGCGCCCTCGCCGCCAGCCACCTCGACCGCTTCCTCGTGCGCTTCCACCCAGGAGCCGACCGCTACGAGGATCAGATCGTGACGACCGACGACGTGGACAAGGCCAAGGGATTCCGCACGGCCGGCGAGGCCATGCGGGTCTGGCGCCAGGACTACGGCATCCGCTGGGACGGCCAGCCGAACCGACCGCTCACCGCCTACACCGTGAGCGTCACCCGGCGGAGGGACGCCGGCCTGGAAGGCCTGCTCTAGGTGTCCGGCGCTCAGATCGGGCGCCGGCTGAGGAAAGGGGGTCCGCCCATGAGACGGATCCGACGAGGGGCAACCGTGGCGCTGATCGCGCTCACGGCATTGGGCACGCTGACGCTGGCGGTGCCCAGGCAGGCAGGAGCGGCGACACCCCAGCCGAATATGTACGTGGTGGACAGCAGCGCCAGCTACATGACCGGGCTCTGCCCAGGCGCCATGCCGGACACGAACGGCATCTCGCTGGTGTCCGGGATGAGCGTGCCGGTGGCGGAGTACACCTTCGCCGCCATGTGGATGCAGGCCCACCCCGGACAGGGTTGCCCGAGCGGAGCGAGCATCCCGCATGCCACGTTCAACTTCGGGTTCCCGCTGAGCGTGCTGACACTGACCCGCCAGGACCTTCGGGGCCTGCTCTACACCGCGTTCTTTGCGGGAGCAGCCGCCGAGCTGGTGACGATGTGCGCCATGACCGGCTGGTTCGCCCTAGCTTGCGAGCCCGCCATCGCCGTCGGTGCAGCGGTGTTCAACGCCTGGATCGGAGCGGTCGTCACCCACCCGACCTATATCGCCGCGCTGTGCGGACCGGGCCAGTGGCTTTGCTACGCCCTGAACACACCGGGAGCGCAGTGGGACAAGTTCTGCGACGCGGGAGCCGGCTGCTGGCTGGTGCCGCTGTATATCAGCGGCGTCACCGTAACCTGGGCTGACTTCCTCGGCATCCCGATAGCGATGGACCGGGACGACTACGCAGGACCACCGTTCTGATGCGCGCCCTCCTGCTGGTCACCGCGGCCGTCGCCGGCGCTACCGTCGGGGTCATCACCCACACCTGGTGGGCACCGCTCGTCGTAGGCGGAGCCCTCGGCGTGATCTGGCAGATTCACCGCCGGGCGGCTGGGTAGGGTAACAAGCGCCTGCGAAGGCAACCTCCGCCGAGGGCCCCGGGATCCGCCGCCTGGGGTCCTCGGTCGCGTTCAGCGGCGGCGAGCCCGAGCGACCTCGGCCCGGCACTCCCGGCAGGCGATGCCCCCAGGGACGAAGATCGAGTTGCGCGCCGTGAGCGGATGACCCCGGAGGCAGTGGGAGTGGCGACCGTTCCAGGCGGCCACCCCGCGGCGCCCTAGCACGTCCTCGACTGCCCCAGCCGGCCGCACGTGGGCCGGGTTGGGGCACGAGCGCAGGTCGCAGGCGAAGTGAGCCAGGGGCATCCCAGCCGGCGGAGGAGCGCCCCAGGCCAGCTCCCAGGCAATCCGGTGGGCGTGGACCTTCCGACCGCGCCACCACATCTCCCCATAGCCGGCGTGTCCCACAGGACCGCCCCAGCGCCAGCAGGGGCCGAGGTCGGGTCGGTGGGCGGCCACCGGCCCATCGGGGTCCACGAGGCGCCAGAAACGCTCCTCAGGGGCCGGAGGATCATCCGTCGTCCCGTTACGGCGGAGGCGCATGGTGCAGCGCCCGCACAGGCCCCGGGCGTGGACCGGGCGCCCGCACCCAGGTACGTGACACGTAGGAGGCCAGGCCACGGCGTCACACTAGCGTCAACCATGATTCGCGGTCCTCGCCGTGGTTCGATGCCTCCACCACCACTACAGGAGGCACCATGAGCCCTGAATCACTCGGCACGTTCGGCGAGGTAGAGACCGACGAGGAGCTAGCCGACCTCGATCTGGAACCGATCCCGTTCACCCTCGTCGGCTACGAGGTCAAGCGCAGCAAGCTCGACACCGACGGCTTCCGGCTGGACGACCAGGACGCCGAGGAGTTCGACCGGGAGGGACACGCCAAACGGGAGTACACCTTCCACGTCCGCCCCACGCAGAGCTTCGGCCCGACGTTCAACGTCCTGCAGCAGGCGGACGCGAAGGGCGTGATCCCGATGACGGCGGCCGTGCAGTTCATCGGCGACGCGCTGGTGGCCGACGACCGGGAGGAGTGGTTCAAGACGATCCGCGACCCCGAGGTCGAGTTCCAGGCGGCGCTGCTCGGGACCATTGCCGAGGCCCTGAGCGAGCGGTACGGGCTCCGCCCTTCTGCGCCGCGGTCCGAGAGGCGTGGTGGGCCGCGGCGTTCTTCGCCGACGTCAACGGCAGAATCCTCCGGGCGGGCCACACCCTCACGACGGCGGACACCGCAGACAGTCTCGACCTGATCTATTCGCTGATGCTGGACGACGCGACCCCGATGGGAGCCAGCCGCTACGAGGCCCGCCAGCACCTCGATGAGCACCTGTTCCGTCCCCTCGGCGAGGAGGAGGCCGAGGCCTACGACCGGGAGCTGTGGGCGGAGAAGAACGTCGCAGCCGCCAGCGCCCAGGGCATGGGCGAGGAGGACGACCCGTTCCTCGCCCAGCCGGTGAACAGGTAGACCGATGATCGTCGGTGAGGCCGAGGTACGCATCCTCGCGGACGAGAGTGGCTTTGAGACCAGCCTGAAGGACGGCACGAAGCCAGGGCTCGACGGGCTGGCGGCCGACGCCGAGCTAGCCGGCGCCGACGCCGGCGTGGCCCTGCGGGACGGAGCCGCCCCCGAGCTGGACGGGCTCGCCGCGGACCTCGGGGCCAGCGGCCAGCGAGGCCACGAGCAGTTCGTCAGCGGGACGAAGGGCGCCGGCGACGAGGCCGGCAAGGGCGTCCGCGATGAGATGCAGCCGGGCCTACAGGGCGTCGAGAAGGACATGGAGGGCGCCGGCGAGACGGCCGGGGCCAGCTTCACCGGGAAGATCAAGCAAGGGCTCAGCGGGCTGGCGACCGCCCTCACCGGCGTCGGGTTCGGTGACTTCTCCAAGGCGGCCGGCGGCGCCGGCAATGCCCTCGACAACGTGGGAGGGAAGGCGGCCGAGAGCGGAGGATTCTTCAACACCCTCGGCAAGGTGAGCCTGATCGCCGGCGTGGCCGGGTTCGTGGCCTTCAGCGCGGCGGCCCTGAAGATGGGGGTCGATTTCCAGACGGCCGTGACCAAGATGGCGGCCCAGGGGAACATCCCGATCAAGACGGCGAACGACATCGGCCAGGCGTTCCTCCACAGCGGGAGCGACACGATCTACAGCGCCCAGGAGATGGTGTCGGCGTTCGGCGGCGTGGCCGGCCAGCTCGGGGCGATGAACGGCAAGGCGCTGACCACCACGCAGTCGGTCGCCTTTATGAAGACGAGCATGGACCTGGCCGAGGAGAGCGGCAACAGCCTCAGCAGCACCACGAAGGACCTGAGCCAGGTGATGCAGACCTTCTCGGTCCCGCTGAAGGATGCCGGCACCACGAGCATCGCCCTGTTCAACGCCAGTCGGATCACGAACGTCGGGCTCGACAGCCTGACCCAAACGGTGGACCGGCTGAAGGCCCGACTCGGCGTGACCGCCCCGAGCATCCAGGACCTCAGCACGCTCATGGTGGACGCCGGCGAGCACGGCGTCACCGGGAGCCGAGGGCTGATGACCCTCAACACGGCCATGACCACGCTGCTGAAGCCGAGCACGGCCGTCGCTCAGGCCCAGCTCGACATGAAGACGGCCATCGACGCGCTGCCCCCGAGCCTGCAGAAACTGGCGACCCAGTACCAGGCCGGCAACCTGACAGCCACCCAGGTGACGGCGGCCACGAAGGGACTGACGCAGAGCCAGGCCGACAGTTGGAAGGCGTTCACCACGGCGGACGCGGCCATGACCAAGGCCAACCAAACCATGAGCGACACCGGCATCCACGTCGTGGACGCCCAGGGCAAGTTCGTGGGGCTCGGGAGCGTGATCGCCCAGCTCCAACCGAAGCTGCAAGGGATGAGCCAGGCCCAGCAGCTCGCCACCCTCTCGACGCTGATCGGGACCACCGCCAACAAGGCCCTGCTGAACACGATCCTCGCCGGCCCGGCCGCCTACGACAAGGCGCAGAAAGCGGTCGAGAGCGCCGCCGCGGCCCACCACGCGCTGGTGGTGCAGCAGCAGACCCTCGGCCACGAGTTCGACGCCATCAAGGTCCAGGTGACCAACATGACGACGAGCTTCGGCACCGAGCTGCTGCCCATCGTGCGGGACGCCCTGGGCGATTTCGGCAAGTTTTTCGCATTCCTCGAGGATCACAAGCCGGTGCTGTACGTGGTGGCGGCCGCCATCGGCACCGTGCTCGCCGCGGCCATCGCCGTCTACGTCGTCAACACCGGCCAGAAGATGGTGGACGCCACCGGCAGGGCCATCGCCTCGCTGAGCAAGCTGCTGGGCGGGACGGAGGCCACCAGCGCGGCCACGACGGAGGCCGTCGCGCCCCAGGAGGCGCTGAGCGCCGCCCTAGAGGCGACGGCGGCAGCCCAACAGGCCGTGATCGACGGAGCCCGAGAGATGGCCATCGCCGAGGCCGAGGCCAGCGGGAGCAGCGCCGAACTAGCCGCGCTCGCCGGCGACATGGCGGCCAGCGACGCCGCCGCGGCCATCGGGGCCGACGGGTTGGCGGCCAGCTTCGACGCCGAGGCGGCCAGCGCCGCGGTGGCCGACGCCGCCACCTTGCCCATCGCCGCCACCATCGGCATCGTCGTCGTGGCGGTAGCGGCCCTCGGCATCGCCATCTACGAGCTGGTCGCCCACTGGAGCACCGTGTGGGGCGAAATCAAGCGCATATTCGACGACGTCGTTGGCTTCCTCACCCACGGGTTCGGCCAGTTCGCCATCCTGCTGCTCGGCCCGATTGCGCCCCTCGTCTACCTCGCCCTGCACTGGAAAGAGACCTGGCAGATCATGGAGACCGTCGTCAGCGACGCCGTGAACTGGATCAAGGGCCACCTCGATATCGTCGCCATTTTCGCCCCGTGGCTCGCCGGGATCGTGTTCGTCGCCACCCACTGGCAAGCCACCTGGCACGCCATCACCAGCGTGCTCGACATAGCCAAGGGCGTCATCTCGGCCGACATACAGGCGGCGGAGGCGATATTCGGCGCATTCGTGGCGATGGTCCAGTCGGCGATGAGCGTGGCCGTCGGCGCGTTCCACATCTTTATGGACGGCGTGCAGGAGCTAGAGAACGCCGTCCGCACCGGGATCGGCGTGGTCGAGTTCCTGTTCGTCGGCCTGCCCGAGAAGATCCTCGGCGCCCTAGCGGGAGCAGGCCAGTGGCTCCTGAACGTCGGGAAGGACATCATCAACGGGCTGGTAAAGGGCGTCGAGTCGATGGCGGCGGAGCCGGCCAAGGCGGTCGAGAAGATCGCCCACGGGATCGTCGGCGTGGCGAAGGACATTCTCGGCGTGTTCAGCCCGAGCACCGTGTTCCATCAGATCGGCGCCGACAGCATGAAGGGGCTGGCGAACGGGATCAAGGAGAACGCCCAGCTCGCCCAGGAGGAGATGAAGGCGCTGAAGCTGGCGGAGCAACTGGTGCCCGAGCTGCAAAAGATCGAGGCGGCCGGGACCAAGGTCGGCAACGCCCTGCACGCCATCGTGACCGGGCTGATCGAGCTGGCGAGCGCCGGGAGGACGGCGCAGCAAGGCGTGGTGCCAGTCGTGCAGGCCATCGAGCAAATCGCCCAGGCCCTCGCCAAGGCCGGCAACGTCCGCCTGCCCCCGGGCCTACAGACCGATCTGAAGTCCCTAGCCACCTTGGCGACCAGCCTGCAGCCCGGACCGATCACGGCGGCCATAGCGGCCATCAGGGCCGGCTTCGACAGCCTGGCGTCGAGCGGCGGGCTGGTGGCCGGGATCACCCGGGACGACGCGGCCCTGAAGGCGTTCACGGCGACGCTGAAGCTCGTGGACCCGGTGGCCCGCCAGCTCGGCACCGCCATCGCCGAGGCGTCCACCGGCTTCACCAAGGGCGCCACCGAGGCGGAGAAGATCGTGCAGGCGTTCGACAAGGCCGACACCGCCGGGAGCAAGCTGACCAGCATCCTGAAGACCATCGAGACGGCGCTGGCGAGCATGCGGAGTGCGGTGACCGCGGCGGAGAACGCCCTCGGCACCCAGCTCGTGAAGGCGCTGACCGACGACGAGCAGGCGGCCAACCGGATTGCCCCGGCGTTCCAAAAGGTGGCGACCGAGGTCCAGGCCGGGAGCGCCAAGGTTCGGGCGACCGTGGCCGATTGGGCGGCGTTCGGCCATCAGATCGACACCACCCTCACGAGCGTCGCCCGCTTCGACACCGACGTGAAGCAGATCGCCACCAGCTTGACCACGGCGGCCATGAAGGGCCGGCAGCTCGGCGACGACCTGTTGGCGGTATCGCACGAGAGCACCACGGCGGCCACCGGGATGACCCAGCTATTCCACGCCCTCACCCTCGGCAATGCCCCGATGGTCCTGCTCGACGCCAGCCTGAAGCTGGGCGACAAGGGGCTCAGCGATTTCCAGACCAGCGCCACCAGCGCCAGCGCCGGGATGAAGACATTCGGCATCCAGAGCACGGCCACACAGACCGTCCTCGCCAAGCTGAACGACGAGCTGAGCGTCAGCGTCAAGGACACCGGCGACGTGGTAACGAACCTGAGCAACATGAACAAGGTGCTGCTGGCGACGGGCGCCAACTTCCTTATCGTGTTCAACCAGACGAAGACGCTCGGGCTCGACATGCTCCGCACGAACCTGCAGGCGTTTGTCTCCTTCTGGCAGACCGAGTGGCTGCAGATGCAGACCGTCGTCCAGACCTTCAACAGCACGGTGACCCCGATCTTCAACCAGCTCCGCACCGCCGAGGACCAGTTACGGACGAGCACCGACACCCTGAAGACGGATTGGGGGAACGACTGGCAGGACATCACCACGGCCACGTCCTCGGTGTGGACCACGATGAGCGGGACCTTCCAGAACATCAAGGACCAGGGGCTGACCCCGCTCGACACCGCCATCGGCCAGCTCAAAACGGATTGGGACTCGGACTGGCAGGCCATGGGCCAGACCATCACGAGCGTGTTCGGGAACGACCCGGGCAGCTACCTCTACAACACCGGCGAGGCGATGGTGCAGGGGCTCATCAACGGGATCAACAGCAAGGGGAGCCAGGTGAGCACGACGCTGACCAACATCGTGAACAGCGCGGTCACGAGCGCCAAGGCCGCGGCCGGCACCCATAGCCCGAGCACCATCTTCCACGAGATCGGCAAGAACATGATGGAGGGACTGGCGAACGGCATCCAGGCCAGCGCCCAGCTCCCCGTGAGCGCCCTCACCGGCGTCGCCGCCGACCTGCGCGCCGTGCAGGTGACGGCCCCGGCCCTACAGCCCCAGGCGCCCCTGCCGACCGCCCTCGCCGCACCGGGAGCGCCCACCCAGGCGGCCGGCGGAGCGACGACCATCTACGTACAGCAGGGCGCCTTCCAGGTGCATAACCACGGAGCGGTCTCCCCGGCCGTCGCCGACGCCAGCACGGCCGCGGTGCGGAGCGGCATCACGGAGCTGTCGAGCGCGCTGTTGCGAGGGGCCAACCCGAACAGGATGGTGCCGCTGCCATGACCATTTCCGCCATTACCTACGTCTTCAACGGCTCGGTGTCCTCGTCCAACACGATCACCGCCACCCCGCTCGGCTACAGCGCCGGCGACCTGCTGGTGGCCGCCATCTTCAGCGCCGAGACCATCGGCCCGAGCAACGTCACGTCCGTCCCGGCGGGCTGGACGCTGTGGCAGCCGACCGGCGGCGACGGCTCGCCGGCCAACGTGCTCGTGGCGACCAAGGTGGCGGCCCCGGCCGACGTGGGCGCCACGTTCACGTTCAAGTTCAACACCCTGTTCGACGTGACTATCTCCGTCACGGCCCTGCAGAGCGACATTGGCGGCCACATCGTGCAGGTATCGGCCGCGCTGGCAAACGTCGCCACCAGGGGCGCCAACATGGGCGCCTCGGCCGCCGAGCTGATCTGCAACGCCCTCACCGGCGCGGCCTTCACCGGCTATATGTTCGCCAACATCTTCGGCACGATGACCGCCATGGCCATGATCGGGACGGACTCGGGCGGCTACGGCGACGCCAGCGACTACCTGCAGCAGATTTCCCTCTACGTCGGCGCCACCCTGGCGACCACCGGCCCCTACTACTTCAACACCCCGGTCGGCGACTACGAGCAGGTCTATTGGGCCAACGTGGCGTTCGCCCTGAACGAGGTCAGCGCCACCCCGCTCGCCCCGACCCTCAACGACCCGGCCGCCGGCGAGTATCGGGACGCCACCCAGCAGATCGCCTTCGGCGCCGTTTACAACCCGACGAACGGCCAGCCGATGAGTGCGTACAGCTTGCGGCTGAAGGCGACCGGCGGGAGCTACTACTACTGGACCGGGAGCGCGTGGAGCACCACCCTGACGTGGGTGACGTGGACCGGGCCCACGGTCAACCCCGGCGGCGAGTTCTTCGTGCTCCCGACCATCGGGGCAACCCACGGCCCGGTGAACAGCGGCGATTGGGACTACAGCTTCGCCACCCAGGAGGCGAGCGCCGGGCTGCAGGGACCGTTCGCCAGCGACGCCCTGTTCCACACCGCCCCGGCCATGACGCTGACTTACCTCGGGCCCACCGGCACGCTGGACATACCCGAGCCCACCCTGCGGTGGTCCTTCGTGAGCCCGAGCGGAGCCACCCCCGTCGTGCACGACATTGTCCTCAGCCTGCCCGGCGAGGGCAACGTCTACATCAGCGGCCAGATCTATTCCTCGGCGACCTCGTACAAGACGATCCGACCGCTGGCGAACGGCACCTACACCGCCACCATCATCGTCGAGGACAGCAACGACCTATTCGGCACCTGCACCGGCACCTTCACGATCCTCGTGGCGGAGCCGCTGCCCCCGAGTTTCAGCGTGGTCGCCAACAACGACCTCGACACGGGCGCCCCCCAGGTGCAGCTCTCCCTGCAGAACGTGAACAACTTGCTCGACCAGGACGACGCCGGGCTGAACAACAGCACCGGCACGTGGGGCGTGGGCGGCAACCTCAGCAACCTCACCGTGGCGCTGGGCACGGCGCAGAGCTTGGAGGGCGGGAGCTCGATGGCCATCTCGGCCAGCAGCAGCGGGCTGACCGGGAGCGACATCACCAACAAGTACCCCTGCCCGAGCGTCGGGCTGCCGATCAGCATGCAGATGGGTTGGTACGTCCCGACCGGAGGACCGACCGCCATCACCACGAGCATCATCTTCTACAACGCCGCCGGGAGCCCGACCAGCTTCGTGACCGCATCGCACACCGGCGTCGTCGGGAGCTGGACGGTGTTCCGCCAGAACAACGTGCTGGTGCCCGCCAACGCGGTCAGCTACACCATCGGCTACGAGTTCACGACCACGGCCGGCTTCGGCGGCGTGCAGGCGTTCTTAGACGAGGCGGGCGTGTTCCAGGCCACCACGAGCCCGACGTGGACCCCGGGCGGCTACGTGGCGGAGGCCAGCTTGGAGGTCCAACAGTCCACCGACGGGATCAACTGGACCGACGTGAGCGGGCTCACCGCCCTGCCCATCCCCAACCCGCCCGTGCCCTACACGCTGATCGACCGCTCGCCGCCCCCCGGAAACTGGGTCTACTACCGGGCGCAGATCAGCGCCCTGGCCGACGACGGGCTGACCTACCTGTCGGCCTGGGGCTACCCGGGCCCGGTGATGACGGACGCCCACGATATGTGGTGGCTGCAGATCCCGGGCCAGCTCGACAGCGCCGTGGGCTTCCACGGCAACGCCGACCCGCAGTTCAAGCCGAAGGAGGTTGCGACCGTCAACTACCCGCTGGGGAGGAACCGGCCGGTGAAGATGACCGACGGCGTGAAGGGCCGGGCCGGCATCCTCAGCATGCGCGTGAGCAGCCTGACCGGCCAGGGCGGGCTCGCCATGCTGCGGAACCTCATCGAGTACGACGGCACGCTGCTGCTGCAGGACCCGAGCGGCGTGACCACCTACATCGCCCACGACCCGCAGACCGACCCCATCGAGAGCCCGATCTACAACACCATGACGGCCCCGACACAGTTCGCCGTCATCACCTTCAACTACATCGAGGTCACCCCGCCGACATGAGCTACTGGCCGGTGAGCGACAAGTGGGGCCCGGCGCTGACGGCCGATATCTTCACGCCCTACAGCTACGTGGACGTGTTCGAGAACTACAAGAGCAGCGCCCCGCTCAACACCACCCCGATGCTGGTGATCTCGGGGACGGTGAACTTCGACAGCACGGCCAGCGTGCGGAGGACCGCCAGCCAGGTCACGTTCGTACCGACGCCCGAGCTGCTCGACATTGTGCCCAACACCGGCACCGACCTGCTGTTCCCCGACGGAGCGGAGATTGAGGTCCACAAGGGGTTCGTCTACCCGGACGGCACGACGGAGACGGCGCCCCAGGGGAGGTTCCTGATCGAGAACGCGGTGACCCTCGACAGCAACAGCGGAGGCACTTACAACCTGACGGTGGCCGTGGACGGGAGCGACCGCATGGCCACCATCGCCCGGAACGAATGGACCGACGGGTACAGCACGGTGCCGATCATGCAGAACAGCACCAGCGTCCCGAGCAGCGGCGCGGTGAACCTGACGCCGTACTTCCCCATCACCGGCGTCGCCCCGTTCGTGGTCTACATCGACTTGGAGCAGATGCTCGTGACCTTCGTGGACCCGAGCACCGGGATCCTCTATGTGAGCGCGGCCGACCGGGGCTACAACGGGACCACCCAGGCGGCCCACTCGATCGGCGCCTACATCGTGACGACGGCCGACGTGACCATTGCCGGCATCGTGCAGAACCGGCTGCCCGGCGTGCCCATGAGCATCACCCCGAGCAGCTACCTGCTGGCACCGGCCGCCTTCAACATGGGCGACGACCCGACCGCCCTGATCGCCTCGTCGGCCCTCGCCGCCAGCTACGAGTGCTTCTTCGACCAGGCCGGCGTGTTCATCGCCGAGCCGATAGCGGACCCGGCCAGCATCGCCCCGACCGCCAGCTACAGCGAGGGACCGAGCTGCACCTTCACCGAGCTGCAGCGGACGCTCAGCAACAAGGGCGTGCCGAACCACATCATCGTCATCAGCCAGGGGAGCAACATCCCGACGCCGCTGCGGGGCGACTGGTATGACGTGAACCCGGCGAGCCCGAGCTACATCTTCGGGCCCTACCCGACCACCGTGGTCGTGGTGCAGACCTCCCTCGCCACCACCCAGCCCCAGGTGGACGCCATGGCCCAGGCCCTCGGCACGGCGGCCCTCGGGACCTTCGACGGGATGCAGATCACCTACCTCGGAGACCCGGCCATGGACGCCGGCTGCGTGGTGACCGTCACCCGAGGGCCATCCAAGGTGGCGGCGGCGCCGTACATCATCCAGAAAGGGACGCTCGACCTCGGCGTCTCGACGCTCAGCACGCTAGAGGCGTTCCGGGTGGTGTCGTGAGCGCCCCGAGCGGGAAGGAAGCGGCCGGCGGCGCGGCCGTGGTCCGCAAGACGATCAGCCAGCAGCTCCGCCAGGAGCACGTGCTGCGAGCCATTTGGGGCGTCGTGACGGGCATAGCGCCCACCAACCCGATCACGGTGAGCCTGCAGCCCGAGGGCAGTGCCACGTCGATCTTGAACGGGATCCAGTGCGAGACCTCGTATACGCCCCGGGTGGGTGACGTGGTGGTGGCGGCCGGCGTCGGCACCGACCTGTGGATCATCGGCGCGGTCGGCGACGACACCGGCTGGCAGTCCATCGCCGGGCTCGGCTACAGCAACGGCTGGGCCGACCTCGGCGGAGGCACGATCACCCCCGCCTACCGACGGCAGGCCAACCGGGTGTGGATGCGAGGGGCGATGACCGCCGGGACGAACGCCGCGACCGCCTTCACGCTCCCCGTCGGCGCCCGGCCACCGGCCACGGCGGTGCTGAACACGGCCGGGTTCACGTCCTTCGCCTCGCCGGTCGGCGCCCTGTTGCTGATCGCCTCGACCGGCGTCGTGACCCCGACCTACACCGGCAGCCCGAGCGGCGTGGCGCTCGACGGCCTGACCTTCAGCACGGACCCCTAACCACCGGCCCCTCGGAATGAACGGCTACGCTCCGTGACGAGAAGGGTATCGACCATGGCCAAGGGATGGACACCTGAGACACTCTTCGACCACTTTCACCAGCGGTTTGCGGACAATGACGAGCGGGTGGCGGCGGCCCTGGCCGCCAACGAGAAGCGCCTCGACGCCCTCAATGAGATCCGCCAGGCGCTCAGCGATAACAACAACCTGTTCTTGCCCCGGGCGGAGGCCGACATTCGCTTCCAGGCCCTCGCCGAGCAGCTACGCGACGCCACCGAGGCCGCCATCACCCGGCTGCAGGCCGCCCTCGATGCCTCGACCAAGGCGGTTGACAAGGCCGAACACCAGCAAGACGCCACGAACGCCGAGCAGGCCCGCTACCGGGAGCTCCTGGGCCAGCAGATGTCCACCTTCCCGAGCCGGGAGGTCGTGGAGTCCCGCCTGTCCGACTTCGACGTGCGGCTGGGCCAGATGCGAGAGGACCTGGGTTCGCGGATCTACGCTGAGAGGGAGAGCCGAAGCCGGGAGGTTCAACCCATGGTCGTCGCTCTTGCCAATCGAGTCACGAACGAGCAGTTCGACCGCTACATCGAGCGCCAGGAGGACCTGCAGGTGTCCGGCCGGCGAGCCCAGGCCAATAGCTGGATCGCCATCGGCGTCGCCCTCCTCAGCGTGGCCGCCACCGTCGTCGTCAACATCCTCGTCCATGGGCACCCGTGAGTGGGACAACGGACGCGCCGCCAGCGGCGCACATCGGTCAATGAGATGGTGAGGAACGTCGAGGCCGCCAAGGCCGAGGTCGAGTTAGAGCTGGCATTGCTGGCAGAGGCCCTCAACGACGACGGTTTCGGGCTGGAACCGCCACCGAGGAGACCCCTGCCGGACCGACGGAAGGCAGGACAACGCGATGACCCATACCCCCGACGATGAGGCCCTGACTCTCGAGGAGCGCCGAGACCGGGCCATCACCATCGCCCAGTCAGCCATCGGAGCCGTCGAGCGGCTGAACAGCGAGATCCGCAAGCTCCGCAGCCGGAACCGGGTGCTGGCCATCAGCCTCGTCCTCGACATCCTGCTCACCTTCGGGCTCAGCTTCAACGCCCTGCAGACGGCGCACGTCAGCGACCAGGCGAACAAGGCGAGCCACCAGGCGGAGGTCGCCAGTTACCAAACCTGCGTGGCGAGCAACAAGGCCAGGGCCGATCAGCTTCGGCTTTGGGGGTTCGTCCTAACGCTGATACCGACCACGACCCCGCACGATGAGCAGATCGCCACGGGTCTCAGTCAGCAGATCCACACGATCTTTGCCCCACGAGACTGCGGGAAGGCGCCTCAGTGACGTGGCAGTTTGGCGGAGTAGACACGCACGCCCTCGCCTCCTCGTCTCACCCGAGGAGCAGGAGACCGTTGCCGACCGCGCCGAGCGCCTGCTGGCCGAGGTCCGGTTGGAGCTGATGCTCAACGGCAAGGAGGACGAGGACAAGTGACCGAGAGCGCGCAGGCTTCGATGGGCCGGCTGGCCGACGAGATAGCCGGGCTCCGCCAGGACGCTGCCCGGGCCCGGACGAGCCGCCGGTGGCTTTGGCTGTCGCTGGCCCTCGACGTGGCCCTGACGGCCATCCTCGGGTTCGGCTTCGCCCGGGTGCAAGACGCCCAGGCCAGTGCGACGAGCGCCAGCCACGGGATCGCCGCCCGCTGCGTGGTGGGCAACAAATACCGCGCCGACGAGCTGCGCCTGTGGCAGGCGACCATCGACGGGTTGCCCTCGCTCACGGCCAGCCAGCGCGCCGAGCTGCTCCGCATCGCCACCGAGGAGAACACCCCGACCCCGTGTTCCGCATGATCCGCGAGCGACCTGGCCTGCGTCGATAGGCTCCCGCCCATGCCCGAGCTAGACCCGGCCGCGACGGCCCCTCACCAGTACGAGGACAAGCCGATCCCGAGGTATCAGAAGATCCTCGCTGTCATCGTCGCTGCCGGCGTCCTAGTGATCGTCATCCTTTGGCACGGCCGATTCAGCGCCGACTTCTACCCGCCGGACGCGGCCCGGGTGGCCCCCAACCTCGTCGCCAGCCTGATCCAGTGGGCCCTCGTCCTGATGGTGGCGGCGCTGATCTGGCCGCCGACCCGCCGGCGCATCCACCATTTCGCCGACGCCAAGCTCGCCCCGGTGCACCAGCACCTGGCTGTGATCCGTCAACACCACGAGGAGGCGGCCAAACAGCGGGAGCACATCATCCGCCAGAACGCCCACATCATCGAGCACACGAAGGCCATCCCGAACGAGACCCACGACGGCATCGACCTGACCAAACCGCCGGACACCCGAAAGGAAGCACCATGAGATTCCCCATTTTCATCGTCGCCGCGGTCGTCCTGACCGTGTTCGCCATCATCGCCACGGCACAGACCACCGGCGCCGACGCCGGCCAGCTATTCGGCGTGAGCTACATCAGTTGGTTCATCGCCGGCTTCCTCAGCTTCCTCGTTGACCTCCTCGTCGGCGGCTGGGGCTACGCCAGCGGAGCATGGGGCCGGCGCCAGGACCAGCGCCAGCCATGACGGACACCCTCGACACCCCGCGCCAGTCCGGCCTGCGAGGGCGCCAGGCGCGCCGGGCCCCCGAGGACCGATTCAACCTGCGGTGGGCCCACCAGTACCTCCTCGTGCCCGTGGCCGTGACCTACCCGGTGAACCGGACCGAAGGGCTGACGAACCTCGGCATGATGGGGAACGACCAGTGGGGCGATTGCGTCGAGGCCGGCAAGGCCCACTACGACATGACCACGGCGGTCGCCGCCGGGACGCCCGTGTTGTCCCCCGACAGTCCCCAGGCTGTGGAGGACTACCAGCACTACACCGGCGCCACGAGCCCGCCCGGGAACGGCACCGACATGCCGAGCTACCTGCACAGCCTGTACCTCGACGGCAAGATCAAGGCGTGGTGCCCGGTGGATCACACCGACCGGGCGACGTGCATCGGGCTGATGGGCGCCGGCTTCGGGCTCCTCATCGGCGTCAACCTGTTCGACAACAACGAGGACCAGTTCAACGCGGGCCAGCCGTTCGACGTGACCCCGGGCCAGAGCCCGGACCCGAACGAGGGCCACTGCGTGCTGTGGGGCGAGGCCCAGGCGCTCGACAGCGGGACCGACCAAGTGGGCACGTGGGCCGTGTGGCAGGGCGCCACCATCCCGTGGATGAACGCCTGCCTGCATCAGAACCCCGGCGGCGAGGCCTACCTCGCCGTCACGACGGACGAGCAGCTTGCACAGTTTGAGCCGGCCCTGCTGGCCGACCTGCAGGCCATCGGCGGAGGCGACGCCCCGGCACCCGAACCCGTCCCCGTGCCACCCGTCCCGGTACCCCCAGCGCCTCCCCAGCCTCCCCCAGCGCCCCCGGAGCCACCGCCGGACCCACCTGTGCCACCGGCACCACCGAGCCCGCCACCGGCTCCCCCAGCGCCCCCACCGACCCCGCCCAACTGGATCGCCGAGTTGGAGAAGCTGGCACACGAGGCCATCGACGCCATCATCGCCCTCGTGAAGCACGCCGGCGGAGACGTGACCGCCCAGCCCGAGGAGGAGGACCAGTGAACCTCGCCGTCGTCATCAGCCTGTTGGTCGGGACCGTGATCCCAGCCGCCATCGCCCTCGTGACGAAGGAGGTCGCCAGCGCCAAGCTGAAGGCGCTCCTCACCGGGCTGTTGGCCGCCATCACCGGCGGCCTGAGCGGCTACCTCATCACGCCGCCGAGCGGCACGAGGGAGTGGGAGCAGATCGCCCTCAGCATCGGCGTGGCGTGGATCACGGCCGTCGCCGGCTACGTCGGATGGTGGAAGCCAGCGGTCACGGTCAACGCCAAGATCGCCCCCGGCGTCGGACTCGGCAACGCACCCGGAGCGCACGCCGCGCAGTAGCCGACGCGACGGCGCCGGCCACGCGCTAGCGTTAGAGCCGAGCGCACCGCTCACGCAGTAGCAACGATCCCGGTCGTGGTTGGTCGGGACAGAGTGGCCGCCGGCCGAGGAGTGATGCCCTCGATCACCGGCGGCCATTCGCTTGCCCGGTGAGCAACACACCCCGCGGATAGGGTAGGCGCTAGCGTTAGCGATTGGCGCACCCGACCAACCACGGACAGGAGTTGCATATGCCGGACGACGAGCTGATCGAGGCCGACCTGGATGAGTACCTCGCCATCGAGGTCCCCGTCGAGCACCCGGACCCCGAGGATCCCGACCACGAGGTCGTGCTGCCGGCGGAGGACGCCGACATGGCCGACCGTCTGCTCTACAAGCGGCGCCGGTTGCGCGCCGAGGCCATCAAGATCATGGAGCTGGCGACCCGGCGCCGGGAGGACATCACCCGCTGGGAGCGGGACCGCACCGGCGGCATCGAGCGCGAGGAGGAGCGCATCGGCACCTCACTGGAAGCGTTCCACCGGGCGTGGCTGCGGGCCAACCCGAGGACCAAGACATTGAAGCTGCCGAACGGCGCCCTGGCCCTACGGAAGCCAGGCCGAGGCAAGATCCTCGTGACCGATGAGCAGGCGTTCATCGCCTGGTGCAAGGCCAACGGCCGCGAGGACCTGCTGCGCTACGAGCCCCATATCCGCAAGGCCGAGCTGGCCGACGAGGAGAAGATCACCCGGCACGAGGGCGTGCAGGTGAACGACCCCGAGCGCGGCGGCGAGCTAGTCCAGACGTGGCGCCTGATGGCGAAGACGGCACCTCGAGCCAACTTGGAGACCGGCGAGTTCAAGGCCGAGACCGTCAGCGTCCCCGGCGTCGTCTACGCCGAGCCCGTGCAGGAACGATTCAGCATCACACTCACCACCGAGGAGGACGACCAGTGACCGAGACCACCACCACCGAGAGCCAGAACGGCACCGCCCCGAGCACGTGGGCGGCCGAGCAGTACGGCGAGCTAGTGCCCATGCTCTCCGCCCTGCGGGCCCCGTTCGCCGAGGCCCAGGTCGGGAAGCTGCCGAGGATCACGTGCTTCAAGTGCCGGGACGCCCAGGGGAAGGTCTGCACCGACCACGCCAAGCGGGAGTGCCAACTGTGCGGCAACTGGATCACCACGGCCCACATGCACCTTGACTACGTGGGGCACGCCGAGGTCACCGACCGCCTGCTGAACGTAGACCCCGGGTGGGATTGGGACTTCCTCAGCCGGGACATCGACCCCGCCGCGCTGGCCGCGGTGGCGAGCGCCGAGCACGCCATACAGCCGCTCCTGATGGACCAGCTCATCGAGAACAGCCCGCCCCACTTTGAGCGGGACCGGGACGGCCAGCCCATCGGCTTGTGGATCACGCTCACCGTCGGCGGCATCACCCGGAAGGGCTTCGGCAGCGTCGAGAGCAGAAAGTTCGACGCCGAGAAGCAGCTCATCGGCGACGCCCTCCGCAACGCCGCCATGCGTTTCGGCGTGGCCCTGAGCCTGTGGAGCAAGAACCTGTTGGAGAGCGAGGGCGACGACCGCACGCCGCCAGCCCGGCGAGGGAGCCCCGAGGACCAGGCGCCCCCGACCCCGGCCGTTTGGCGGGACCTGGGCTACACCGACGAGGACGAGTTACGCAGCGTGAGCGCCAGCCTGCGGGACATTCTGAAGGCCATCACCAGCGAGCGGCAGAAAGCCAGGGTGCGGGCGTGGTGCATCGAGCACGAGTACACCGACCCGGCCGACCCGACGAAGGTGCTCCCGCTGCCGGTGCAGAAGGTCCAGGTGGCCGAGTACCGAGCCCTGCTGGTCGAGTGCCGGGACGCGAGCAGCCAGGAGGCGGCCCAGGAGACCGCCGACCGGCACGCCCCCCAGGGCCAGCCCGAGCAGCCGACGCTACCGACGCCGGACGCCCAGGAGCCGTCCTCAGCGGCCCCAGGAGCGGACGGAGCCCCACCCGAGCCCCAACCCCCCACGGAAGGTGCCCTGCCGCCCCCAGGGGACGAGGAGGCCATCCCCGACGGCGTACCGCCCCAGGTGGCCGATGACATCATCAGCGAGGTAAAGCTGATGAAGGCCGAGGAGCTGAAGGCCGAGCTGCGGGCCCGAAGCCTGAAGGTCGGCGGCAACGTGGACGCCCTCGGCAAGCGCCTCACGGCGGCCCGGATGCGCGAGTGGCTGGCGGAGCCGGCGTCGTGAACGGGCGCCGCTACCGCCGACGGAGCCACGACTACAACCGGCGCAGCACCGACCTCAACCTGATGCCGCTCACCATCAGTGCCCACTTCCCCGACCTCGCCCGCCTGCTGGACGAGTGGCATGAGCTGACCAGCCAGCTCGACGCGCTGCGCCCGAAGATCATCGCCGAGCTGGACAAGGCCGACGAGGCCAACAAGGCCGGGCTCGACCCGGTGGAAGGATGCCCCGACTGCGACGCCGGCCTGTGGCACCGGGAGTGGCCCGGAGGACCACGCACGGGTGAGTTCTAGCCGCTAGCATTACGACGACGGCACGGGCAGTACACCCGAGCCAGCAGCAAGCGTGATCGTGGTTCGAGGGCTGGTCATTCCTTTCAGCTCCCGGCCCCGACCCCGACACGCAGTTCCCGAGCAGAAAGGACCCCGCCAGTGCCTGAGCCGTGCCATAGCACCATCACCATCGAGGGACCGCGCTACGCGCAGATCCCCGAGGCCCTGCTATACGACCCGAACGTGGGCGCCGAGGCGGTACGGGTGTATGGAGTCCTGTTGAGACACGGCGAGCGCCCGGACAACTGCTACCCCGGCCACGAGCGCATCGCCACCCTGATCAGCAAGTCCCCCCGGTCGATCAACCGATTCATCGCCGAGCTAGAGCACGCCGGATGGGTCAGCCGGGTGCAGCGCCGGAACCCGCACACCGGCAACTTCACGAGCTGCTCCTACATCGTGCGGACCGCGCAGGGGAGCGCGCCCCAGGCCACGGGCGCGCCAAACAGCGCGACGGAGGGCGCGCAGACCAGCGGGCCTACCGGCGCGCTCAGCAGCGCGACGAAGGAAAGCAAGAGAGAACGAGAGCCAGAGGAAAGACAAAAGCTTGTGCTCATGGCCCACGACGGAGACGTCACGGTCACCCTCCCGCCCCCGACCTTTGATGCCTGCTTTTGGCCCGTATACCCGAGGCACACGGCCAAGGCCGACGCCCGACGAGCGTGGGACAAGGCGCTACGGGTAGCGGACGCGGCGACCATCGTCGCCGGCGCGGCGCGCTACCGGGATGACCCGAACCGGGAGGACGAGTACACCTGCCACCCGGCGACGTGGCTCAACGGCCAGCGATGGAACGACGACCCGTTGCCGGCCCGGCGGAACGGCAAGCGCCCGGACCCGACGAGCAACCGACCGCACCGACCGCTCCGCGAGAGCATGCGGGCGGCCCGAGGAGGAGGAAGATGAACGAACCGAGACCACTTGACCTGAGTGATAAGGCGCTGTTTGGCCCGCTCGATGGCGAGGCCAGGGCCCGGCGGGAGGCGGGCGAGCGACTAGGGGCAGCGGTGGAGGCCGCCTTCGGGATCTTCCGAGGGGCGAGCCTGCGGCTGCCCTACGCCTGGGACCAGGATGACGCCTGGGACCTTTGGGTGACCTCCCTGATCGAGTACCAGCCCGAAGCCATCACAACGGCCGCCGGTGAGTGGGTGAGGACCGCGGGCGCCGAGTTCCCGACGCTGGCCGAGTTTGAGACGCTGGTGGCAAGCAAGCAACGCACCCTTGACGCCCCACCGCCGGCCGAGCGGGCGCCGGGCGAGAGTTGCCCCGAGTGCGGAGCGACCGAGGACGACCCCGGTGGCTGGGTGTACCTCACCGACCCATCGGTGGACTCGCCCAACTTCGGAGCACCGGCCGACGTGCGCCCGTGCAGCCTGTGCCGGCCTGAGCAGCACGACCTCTGGCAGGGCGGCCACTTCATGCCCGGCAACGGCGGCAAGGCGTGCCGCTGCAAGGCCAGGGCGTGCCGGGAGCGCCGGGCCCGTCACCAGGCGAGCAAGCGATGAGCAAGGGATTCGCGGGACTGATCGAGGACGAGGTTTGGTACCAGGCCCAGCGGGCCCTCCGACGCCGGCTGACCGAGTGGACGCCGCACGAGGACGACCCGGCCACCATCAACGCCCGGATGGAGGAGGAGGAGCCGACCGGCGAGGGCTGCACGTTGGAGGAGCTGCTGCGGCCATGACCGACCGGCGGAAGGACTGCGAGGACAAGGTGCTCCACCGCGGCCTGCTCTGGACCTGCGGCCGGCCGGCGAATCACCGGGGCGAGCACGAGTGCGTGGGCCAGGTTCGGGGCGACGACGTGACCTGGGTGATGCGGTGGACCGAGCCGGCGGACACGGCCCGATGACGTGCGGCTACTGCGACCGACCGCTGACGGCGGTGCAGCCCGGTCTTTGGGAGTGCGCTCGCTGCCGGCCGATCCTGCGGACCCTCGGCGCCGACATTGACTTCCGCACCGCCGGGAGTTTCGACCAGTGGCACCGGGTGTGGGACGAGTTCCTGCGGGAGGCCGCGGCCAGCTCACCGAGGCGGGAGTGCCCCGGCCAGGCTTCGCTGCTATGAGCAAGCGCGTCATCAAGTGCCGGACCGGCAAGGCCGGCTACCGGAGCCCGGAGCAGGCCAAGCGGGCCATTACCCGGATCCGCCAGAGCGAGGACAAGCGCGAGCGCACGCCCGACCGCTACTACGAGTGCGAGTTCGGCCCCCACTTCCACCTGACCGCCCAGGCCGCCGACCCGACCCCTTGGACCCGAGGCGGCGAGCGGCCACCCGAGCCCGTCGAGGAGACGCCGCTACAGACCGCCGAGCGCCAGCGCGACGAGCTGCAGGCCCTCGTGGAGAGCTGCGTGAACGACGGGTGCCAGGCGTGCATGCGGTCCACCGCGTGGGCCCGCTACCGGATCGAGAGAGGACTGACGTGAGCACCTGTAAAACCTGCGGCGCCGCCATCGTGTGGGCGCGCACGATCCCCGGTGGGAAGCAGATGCCGGTGGACCCCGAGCCGGCCGACTACGGGAACGTCGAGCTGTACACGATGCCGAGCGGCAAGTACCTGGCCCGGGTGGTGAAGGGCAACCATCAGAGCATCCCCGGACGCCGCTGGCACCTCAGCCACTTCGCCTCCTGCCCCGACGCCAACCTGCACCGGCGCACCCGGACGGCCAGCGAGACCAGCAACCCTCTGATGGGCTGGGAATGAGCAAGCGGGTCATCACCGAGGAGGACTACGCCGGCCCCCGGCCGAACGAGGGCGTGCGAGAGGAGCTGTTCGCCTACCTCGTGAGCGACGACGACGACGAGGCCGGCGTGGCGTTCTGGCGCACGGCCGGCGGCGAAACGGCGCCGATGATCGCACCCGACCGCCAGGCGGCCCGATCCCTAGAGCCCATCGCCCGCCGGCTGGCGGAGATGATGGACCGACCGCTGACCCTCGTGCGCTTCAGCCGACGCCAGGACGTCGAGACCTTCGACCCGTGACCCGGAAGCGCCAGGCCACATTCGATGACTACCGGGTGGACGCCCTGGCCGAGGCGGACCGGCGCTACAAGGCGGAGGCCAGCCGACAGGGCGCGCTCATCATGCGCATCACCCGGGAGCGCGACGCCCTCCTCGCCTACATCCTCGGCATGAGCACCGAGGTCCGCCTACAGTCGCCCCGTGAAGTACGAGTGGAGCGACCTCAGCGACAGCGAGCTGAGAGCGAAGCTGGAGAATCGAGGAGTACCAGCTAGCTACGCCCGGCACGCCGTCCTGCAGCGGGACGACCCGAAGGTGCAGCTCTGGATCGACCAGCGGCTCAGGGCATGAGCCCCGAGGTCACCCCGATCCCCAAACCCCCGAAGCGGGAGAAGCGCCGGCGCCGAGGGCTGAAGCGGGTGAGCGACAAGCGCCGGGACGAGAAGCCTGAGCGGGACCTCGTGCGGGAGGCGGTGTTCGCCCGGGACGGCCACTGCTGCCGCATCGCCCCGTTCCTCCCCGACACGAGCTGCTTCCCACCCGGCGAGCTGACTTACCACCACCTGCGGAAGCCTCACGACGGCGGCCAGTACACCGAGGACAACGGGATCACCGCCTGCCCCTTCCACAACGATTGGGTGGAGGACCACCCGAAGGAAGCCGACGCCCTCGGGCTTGCGCAGCGATGAGGCGTGTCGTCCGGCTACCGGCGAGCGCCCAGCTCTTTTCCACGCCGGCACCGCTCACCGAGCGCCAGTGGCAGACCGCCATCGAGGACCGGCTGAAGGCGGAGCGGTACCTGTACCAGCACGTCTACCGGATGCAGACGCCCCGAGGCGGCTGGCGGACCAGCACCACGGCCGTCGGCTGGCCCGACCTCGTCGCCATCCGCGACCAGTGGCTCGTGGTGATCGAGTGCAAGGGCGCCAAGGGCCGGGTGGAACCCGACCAGCTCACGTGGCTCGCCGGCTTCGCCGCCATTCCGACGGCCCGGGTGTGGGTGCTCCGCCCGACCGACGACTGGCAGGACGTCGCCAACTGGATCCACCAGCCCGAGCACGCCCCGAGGACGTTCGGCTGGGAGCCTCGTTTGCTAGCGTCCTGACCACCACCACGAGCAGGAGGCAAACCACCATGAGCCCACGGCTGAGCCAGGCGGCCACCAGCGTCCTCGAGGATTACGCCTCGCCGAGCGAGTTGGAGGCCCAGGAGATTCCCGATCACGACGGCATGCCGGTGACCATGACCGTCGCCGACCTGACCAAGTGCGGCGACGGGCTGAGCGAGAGCATGGGCATCGCCCCGGTCCACGTCCCGGTCGAGAGCCGGGTGATGGTCCTCGTGTACGCCACGGCCAAGGGCCACAACTACAAGCGGATCACCGAGGGCAGCGGGAAGGACGCCTACCCCATCGAGGAGTTCTGCGAGACGCTGAAGCTGGAAGCGGACGGCTGCCTGTTCATCGACCCCGAGCTGGGCGCCGACATGGTGGCGAAGCACATGGCGAAGGTCAAGAAGGCGCGGAGCGACGCCGAGGCGGCCAAGCGGGCGGCCCGGGGCGAGGCACAGTTGCCGATGCCAGCGGAGGACGAGGACGAGTGAGGGGGAAGGGCGCGGCGCTCACCGGGCGGCGGATCGCCCACATGCCGCTCGGCGAGCTGCGCCCCCACCCGCGCAACCCGAGGACCCACAAACCGGCCGAGCTGCGCAAGAGCTTCAACCGCTTCGGGTACACGAACCCGATCCTGATTGACGAGCGCACCGGGCTGATCGCCGCCGGCCACGGCCGCTACGAGCTGCTGACGCAGATGCACGCCGACGGCGCCAGCCCACCCGAGGGCGTGCGGACGCTCGTACCCGACGACCCCGAGCACCCCGACGACATCGAGTGGCTGGTGCCCGTCACCCGGGGCTGGGCCAGCCGGGACGACGAGGAGGCGATGGCCTATCTGATCGCCGACAATCGCCAGACCGAGCTGGGTGGCTGGGATAACCCCGAGCTGCACGAGATGCTGACCCCCTTGGAGGCCGGCGACCTCGGCCTGGCCGGCACGGGCTTCACGCCGGCGGCGATGGCGAAGCTGCTGGAACCGGCGAAGCCGGACCCGACCAGCGAGACGGAGAACAGCTACGGCGAGCGGGCCGACAACTACCGCAACAAGCAGCTCCGCAGCATCATCTTCGACCACCCGGTCGAGGAGTACGAATACGTGATCGCCACCGCGGCCCGGGCCCGCAAGACGTTCGGCGTGGAGACGAACGCCGAGCTGTTCATCGCCATGCTGCGCCAGTTTGAGAGCAAGCACCCGGCATGAGCGAGGAGCGCCGGCTGGAAATGATGCGGATCGACACGCTCGTGCCCGCCCTCCGCAACCCGAGGAGGCACGACCTCGACATGCTGCGGGCCAGCTTCGACCGCTTCGGCTTCACCGTCCCGGCCATCCTCGACGAGCGGACCGGCCGGCTGGTCGCCGGACACGGCCGGACCCAGCTCTTGCAGGTGGACATGAAGGCGGGCGCCACGCCGGCCGAGGGCATCGAGACCGACCGGGACGGCGTGTGGAAGGTGCCCGTGGTGCGAGGGTGGGCCAGCACCGACGACGCCGAGGCCGACGCCTACCTGGTGGCGGACAATCGGCTCACCGAGATAGCCGGCTGGGATGGGCCGGCCCTGTTGGAAGGGCTACGGGAGCTGCAGCGCGGCCCAGGGCTCGACGGCGTGGGCTACCTGCCCGACGACGTGGACGACCTCTACGCCAAGCTGCAGGAGAGCGCCCCGGCGGCCCCGGCGGCCGGCAACGCTCGCAACACCCAGGTCCGCAGCCTCGTCCTCGACTACCCGCTCGACCAGTACGGCTACGTGGCGGCGATGGCCCACCGAGCCCGCCGGCACTACGAGGCCCCGAGCAACGCCGAGCTGTTTGTGGCAATGCTGCGGGAGTACGACGAGGAGCATCCGGCGGCATGAAGGTGATCGAGTGCGATCAGGTGGCGAAGGCCAAGGTTCACCACCTGCTGCGCGAGACGGTGCCTGAGATGGAGCCGACCACCGAGGGCGAGGCGAAGCTGATCGACAGCGAGACCGGCCGGCCGCTCGCCATCGTGCTCCACATACCCGAGCGCCTGCAGACACGGCTCCGTGGCGCGTGCATCGCCTACCCGATGAGCACCACCTTGCGGAGCAGCGGCGTGCGCAACAAGTCCAACGTGTTCGGCTACGCCAGCCGGAACGCCGTGCTGCGCCGGGAGGGCTGCCGGGAGTGCAGCGGGAGCATCGAGGCGCCCGGAGCCCACGGCATCCTCACCGACATGGCCTGGGAGTTCAGCCGGGCATTCGAGGAGCACCACCCCGACCGGGCGCGCATCGACCAGGAACGGGCCCACATCATCCGGCCCGAGTGGCGCATGCGGGGCACGCAGTGGACCAGCGGCGTGCTGAACGAGACCAGCCCCCTGCCCTACCACTACGACCAAAACAACTTGCCCACGTGGAACGCCATGTTCACGATGCGGCGCGGCACCCGAGGCGGCCACCTGCACATACCGCAGTACCGCCAGGTGCTCGCCTGCCGGGACGGCGACCTTCTGTTCATGCCCGCCTACGAGACCCTGCACGGCGTGACGCCGATCCGCCGGAAGGACCCCGACGGCTACCGCTACACCGGCGTCTACTACACCGTGGCCAGGATGGCGCAGTGCCTCGACGTGGAGACCGAGATGCAGCAGGCCCGGGTGACCCGGAGCGAGCGGGAGGACACCCTGATCGAGCGCCAGCGTGAGAGCGGGCTGATGGCGTGACCGACTACCGGCAGCCCGAGCACCGCCGGCAGACGTTCCTCCACTTCTACGAGTTCCACCTGACCCACCGGAGCCACCCGGGCGCCGTGTACTACCTGATGCCCTACCTGCGGGACCGGCTGGGATGGGACGAGGAGCAGGCGCTGTGGTTCGCCTTCCTCAACGGCAACACCCAGCACCCGGCGACCAGCCTGATCCTCCACCGGCGATTCCCGACCATCGCCCAGGCGGCCGAGCTGTGCCAGTGGTTCGACGCCCACCGGCCCGAGTTGGAGTTCGACACCGACCGCCGGCACCATCGCAAGGCGCTGCCCCAGGCGGTCGCCGGCTACGCCGAGCTCGTCCGTGGAGCTGGGAGCCAGCGAGCCCTGTGGCACGGCGCGGCCGAGGGCGGATTCTCCGGCGTGTGGGACGTGGCGACGGCCATCCCGACGTTCGGCCGGCTCAGCGCGTTCAGCTTCAGCGAGTACCTGGCCATCATGGGCGTGCCGGTCGAGTGCGACACGCTGTTCATGGACGACATACCGGGCAGCCGCAGCCACCGCAACGGGCTCGCCATCGTCCTCGGCCGCGACGACCTCGACTGGCACCCGAGCAACCCAGGGTTCGCCGGCTACGACGACGACACCATCGACATGCTGACCGAGGAGGGCGAGAAGCTGCTCGCCGAGGCCCGGGAGAAGATCGACCACCCGGACGTGGGTTACTTCACGATGGAGAGCGCCCTCTGCACCTACAAGAGCTGGCACCGGCCGAACCGGCGCTACCCGAACGTCTACAACGACCTGCTGTTCGACCGGCTGCGGAAGGCCGAGCGGCGCCACCGGCTCGAGGATTTCGATGTGTTGTGGGAGGCCAGGCGGGCGTGCCTGCCCCCGTACCTGCGCCTAGAGGACGTGCCCCACGACCCGGGCTGCGTGCCGGCGAAGCAGAACTACTACCGGGAGCACGGCTGCCCGGTGATGATGCACCGGGCGTGGCCGAGGCTCTACAGCAACCCGTTCAACCTGGCCATCGACACCGGCGAGGCGCCGGCGGCGCGCCGACTGTGAAGGTTGGTGGCCGGTGGTGAGCCTGGTGGTCTTGGAGAACGCCGGCCCGAGCCCCGCCGACGGCCGCGAATCGGGCTGTGAAGATGGTACGCCGTGGTGAAAATGATCTCCTGGTCGAAGCTAGGCACCGACCTCACGCCGGTCGAGTCCCGAGGAGGCCGCTGGTACAAGCGGGACGACTACGCCGCCCCGCTCGGCTACGGAGGCATCAACGGGAGCAAGCTGCGCCAGCTCGTGCACCTGGTGACCACCTACGCCGGCGACGCCCCAGGGATACTCACCGGGGCGAGCGTGCGCAGCCCCCAGGTCAGCATGGCGGCCCTCGTGGCCCGGGAGCACCGGATGGAGTGCGTCGTCGTCCTCGGCGCCACCCGAGGCGCCAGCGCCCTGAAGCACGAGAACGTCGCCATCGCCCACCGGGCCGGCGCCGAGTTCATCTTCAACCCGGTCGCCTACAACCCGGCGTTGCAGCGAGCGGTGGCCGAGCTGGCGAAGCGCCCCGAGTTCGCCGGCTGGTACCGACTCCACTACGGCATCACGACGCCCGACACCGCCAGCCCCGAGGAGGTCGAGGCGTTCCATGCGGTCGGCGCGGCCCAGGTGGCGAACGTCCCCGGCACCACGGTGCGGACGCTCGTGATGACGGCCGGCAGTTGCAACAGTTGCGTCAGCGTGCTGTACGGGATCCACCGGCACCGGCCCCCGGCGTTGGAGCGGGTGGTCCTGATCGGCGTCGGACCCAACCGGGAGCAGTGGACGGCCGACCGGCTGGGTGCGATCGAGAAGGCCACCGGCGAGACGCTGGACCTGCCCCGGATCGAGCGGCATGACCTTCACACGACCAAGTTCGCCACCTACCAGGACCGGATGCCGTTCACCCTCGACGGCATCACGTTCCACCCGACCTACGAAGGGAAGGCGCTGACGTACATGCAGCTCCGCCGGGACACGTTCGACTGGTGGTGGGAGCCCGACGGCACCGCCCTGTTCTGGATCGTGGGCAGCGAGCCGACGGCCGCGGCGATGGCGGAACTGTGAACGGGCTCTACTTCATCGGCGAGCCCGGCGTGGGCAAGAGCGCCCTCGTGGCCGCTCTCACCGCCGGCACCGACCCCGAGTGGCGCTACACCCCGTTCGCCCATGCGGTCTACCTCAGCGACGACGGGCGGCCCCAGGCGGCACAGATCGGCGGCAGTGACCCGCACTACCCCGGCACCGACCGGCTGAGCATGAGCGTGCTGCCCCGGGCTATCGACTGGCTGAGCCAGGCCCCGACGCCGTTCGTGTTCGGCGAGGGCGACCGGCTGGCGAACGGCAGGTTCTTCCAGGCCATGACCGAGTGGTGCGACGAGTGGCGGCTGGTCGTCCTCAACGCCCCGAGCGACGTGGCGGCGGACCGGCGAGCGCGCCGAGGGAGCCAGCAGAACCCCGGGTGGGTGAAGGGCCGGCGGACCAAGTTCCTGAAGCTGGCGCACGATTGGCACGACCACGCCGTGACCCTCGACGCCACCGCCCCGACGGCTCAGCTCGCAAGGGAGATTCGGGCCCTCGGGTACTTCGATTGGGCGCTGACCTGAGAGTTTGTATGACAAACCGCTAGCAATCGGCGGTGATCCGGACTAGAATGGCACTATGACCCCGACCACGATCACCGCAGAATGGAGCACCGGAGCCCTGTGCGACAAGCACGAGCTGGCGTTCTGCGGGACATGCCGGGAGCAGGCCGGGATGCGCCGCCAGGCCGACGGCACCGCGGCATGGCAGAACGATTGCACCGTCAAGGCGGTAGTGAACCTCACCGGCGCCACCTACCCCGAAGCCGTCGAGATGATGGCAGCGGTCGGATTCAAGCCAGGCCAAGGGGCACGCTGGCAGACGGTCGCCACCGCCCTCGCCCGCGCCGGGTTCACGATGAAGCCGACGAACAGAACATCGACCTCGCCACCGCCACCGCCACCGCGGCCAGCCGGAACGGCCGGTGCTTTTACGTCACCGCCCACCGCACCAGCAAGGGCCACGCCTGGGCCATCGTCAACGGCGAGACCCCCGGAGCATGGCGGCCCGAGCACGCCGGCTTCCGCTACACGATTCTTGAAGTAACCGCCTAACCCAACCAACCACAATCACACGGAGGCATCACCGTGACAACCGAATACACCACCCTGGCAGAGACCGAGTACCACGGCCACAAGATCGAGACCGTGAAGGGCACGACGGCGGCCAAGGCCGCGGAGCCCTACGAGTACACCTACAAGGACGGCCACACCGTCAGCGGCGAGCACGCCGCCGAGCCCGAGCGCAACTGGTACGAGATCCGCCTCGACGGCCGGACCTACCAGGGCTGGTCGAACCGTGGCGAGTTCTCGGAGGTCAGTGAGGCGACCATCGCCAAGCTGGTCGCCAAGGCCCGCAAGGCCGTGGACCAGGACGAGGTTGACGCCGAGTTGCTGCCGACCTTGCGGCCGCTGGCCCGCAACCTCAGCGAGGGCGAGCACGGCAGCGGTCAGAAGCCGGGCACCTGGGCCGAGGCCACGCCAGCGACCGCCCACCAGGGCCAGGTGGCGGCCATCTACGCCATGGGCCAGTACCGGGTCGGCCGGGTGGAGAAGGTGACCCCGAAGGTCGTCTACGTCGCCTACGTCACCACCGCCAGCGTGGATTCCGGGCGGGTGTTCCACAAGAGCGGCACGGCCGGTCGGGTGGTACTCCGCCCCGAGTCGAAGATCGAGGCCGACAAGGCCGAGAGCAGCAGCACCCCCGAGGCAACCGCCACGGGGCCAACCAATGACCGGGAGGTCACCATGACAGAAAGCACCACGGAGGCCCCGGCACCGGCCGAGGCCCCCAAGACAGTGACATACAGCGTCAACGGCAAGGCCCGCGTCGTGCGGACCAGCCCCCGCCCGTACACGCTCAGCTACTTGGCTGGCGAGGTCATCGGCGGAGGCGGAGCGACCAAGATCCTGCGGGACCTGCTCGCTAAGGCCGGCGTCACCGACCCCGAGCACACCGAGTGGGAGCACACGCTCGACAACGGCAAGGTGATCGGGGCCAGCTTCACCGCTCCGGGCGCTCAGGTGCCCGCCAAGGCCCGCAAGGCCACCCCCGCTCACAAGGCCCCAGCGAAGGCGAAGGCGCCAGCCCTCGACACGCTGAAGGCCGCCAGCGAGAAGCTGCGGAAGGCCGGCCGCTACGAGGGCGACCGCAAGGTCACCCTGACCAAGGCGAACGCCGCCGACATCGCCGGGATGACCCTGAAGGCCATCAAGGCGCTGCCGGTCGAGGAGACCCAGCCCGACGTGACCCCTCAGCCGAAGGGCAACACGACCCGAGCCAAGCGCGCCAGCCGCAGCAAGGCGCCCGTCGCCCGCAACCGCAAGGCCCAGGAGGAGGCGGCCAAGGCGAGCTAACAGCCGGACCGAGAGGTCCGGTGGGGAGTGCGAGCTGCTGAGGTTCCACGGGTCCGACCGCCCGCCTGGCCCCTCGCACCCCCCACCGGATCACCCGATCCGAGACGCAACACCCGAGAGCAGTCCCCACCCACCGAGCAGGAGGCATCCCATGACAGCACGAGAGGTCACTGTGACCTTCACCCCGAGCGAGGCCCGAGCGGCGAAGGAAGCCGTGGCGGCCGAGCACAATCGAATCCTCCGCAGCAAGGCCAGCGCCTGGCGCCCGAGCACGAAGGCGATGGCGATGGCCCCACTGAAAGAGGCCCACGAGAAGCTGAGCCACGCCGTCAAGGCCGACACCGACGCCATGATGAAGGAGCTGACGGACTGATGGCGGACGACCCGATCCGCGAGGAGCTGAACATCTTTGAGATCTTCGGCGAACCCCTCAGCGTCTACACCCGCGCCGACGCCATCGAGGACGGCATGCTGATCGACGTGAGCCAGCTGGCCCGCGAGGCCGGCTTCAAGATCCCGGTCGCCATGACCCGAGGAGCGTGGACCGACCTGGTGGAGTGGGACGAGGAGCAGCACGGCGCCCACCAGGACGAGACCGGCCGGCTGTGGGATGTGCTCAACGTCCTCCACTGGCAGATCAAGGCCAGGGGCCCAGGCGGCGAGAGCCGGCTCGACACGCACGTCCTCCGGGTGCCGACAAAGCACCCCGACGCCCGAGCGCAGCGCGCCAACTTCTACGCGCAGTGCGGCCCCGGCGACGACGCCGAGCCCGTCATCACGATCCTGCTCCCAGGGGAGGACTGATGGCACGCCAAGGCCCGAGCGACGCGTGGTGGGACAGGCTCAGCGCCCCGTGCCCCGAGCCCACCGGCACGAGGATCAGCCTGCTGCATATGTCGGACGACCCCGCCCCGCTGCCCCCCGGCAGCGAGGGCACGGTGACCGGCGGCAACGGCATCCAGATCATGGTCGAGTGGGACAGCGGCCGGAACCTCATGCTGATCCCCGGCTTCGACACCTACCGCGTCCTCAGCCGGCCAGGGGAGGAGTGATGGCCCGGACCCGGATGCGACCAGCCGAGGAGTACGCCGGGCTGGCGAAGGAGGAGATCGGCCTGGCCGTCGCCAGCGATTGGGAAGGCGGCGACCAGTACCACCTCGCTAAGGCGCAGGTGTTCGCCACGCTGGCCCAGGCGGCCGCGACCGACGAGCTGGCCGACGTCGTGCAGCGAGGAGGGCTGGGCTGATGCGAGGGTTCGTGATCCGCAAGAGCGACGTGGACCGCTGCCCGAAGGGCTCGCTCAGCGCCAGCCACTACCGGGAGGACGGATCGTGTCGCTGTGGCGACGAGACCGAGGAGGAGGAGGCCGATGTTCAAGCTGACGATTGAGACCAAGGGCGACGCGTTCGCCGCGGTGCCCGAGGCCACCGCCGAGGACGGCGCCTGGCGCCGAGACGAGGAGGTCGCCCGCCTGCTGAAGGACGTTGCGGCCAGGATCAAGAGCGGCAACACGAGCGGCACCTGCATGGACGAAAACGGCAACACCTGCGGACAGTGGGAGTACGTCGAGGAGCCGAGCCCGCACCAGGCCCGAGCGATGAACCACCTGAGCACGGCCGAGGCCCAGGACATAGCCGCGGCGCTGTTTACGTCCGCTTCGGCCGCGGCCCTGGCCGGCCACGAGGCCAAGTACGACCGGCTGATGACCACCCGAGAACGCTTCCGCGAGGCATGCGGCTACGCAGTGGAGGCGACGTGAGACGGCTACCCGTGACCCTCAGCCAGCGCGAGGCGCAGATCGTGGCCGACCTGCTCTACGAGGAGGCGGTGCGGAAGCCGCACGGGTACGAGGAGCTGATGACGCTGCGGGACAGGTTCAAGACGGCCTGCGGCTGGCCCGACCGCCGGCGCGGCGACCGCCGTCGAGAAACTTCGACCAAACGCTAGCAATCGGCGCGCATCCGCGGTAGGGTTGGATTCACCAACCACCGACCGGAAAGGCACTCATCATGCCCACCAGCCACCCCAACACCCTCACCAGCTTCCCGGCGGATCACCCGCTGCAGGTGAAGCTGGACCGCTTCGCTCAGTACCAGGAGGCCGTGAACGCGACCTACGTGCAGTTCGGCGCCCAGGAGGCGGCCGACCTCGCCCGGCGCATCGCCGTCGAGGAGCACATCGAGTACCCGCAGTACGACGGCAAGTGGGACGGTTGGACCCTCGGCCGGATCACGATGGACTGCAAGAGCAAGGGCGGCACCCAGGCCGTCAAGGGCGATTTCGTCATCATGACCCACGAGCGGGGCATGGGACTCAGCCAGGGCTACACCACGTTCTACAGCGTGCGCCTCGGCTGGAACTGCTCCGCCGGCTACGGCGTCGAGCCCATCGAGGGCTGGTCCCGCTACTTCGCTTCGACCCGCGAGGCCGGACGATGAGCGCCGAGACCCCCGCCAAGACGATCCGCAGCCGGTACACGAAGCCGTGTGCTCGCTGCGGCGCCAGCGTGCCGGCGACCACCGGCATCGCCCAGCTCCACGTTGAGGACGACGGCAAGCGGGTGTGGGTGACCCGGCACGGCAAGATCGACCCCGACGGCGGCGTGTTCAGCGGCCAGGCGGCGTGCGACGCGGCCACCGGCACGAGCACCCCGACGATCCCGAAGCCGGCGGAGCCGACGCCGACGCCGAAGGACCGCCACCCACTCACCGACGAGCAGCAGCTCGTGGTGACCGATTTCCGGGCCGGCGTCAGCGGCGCCACCCAGGCCGGCGCTGGCAGCGGCAAGACGAGCACCTGCGTCGCCTGTGCCGAGACCACGACCCTGATGGGCACGTTCACGGCGTTCAACAAGGGCATCGTGATGGACGCGGCGGCGAAGCTGCCGAAGAATGTCAAGGCCCGCACGGTCCACTCGCTCGCCTTCGGCCAGGTCGGCAAGCACTACAGCCACCGCATGGACGAGGGCAAGCGCCAGAGCGGGAGCGCCATGGCCCGCCAGCTCGGGCTCCGCACCCCGTTCGTCTGCCAGGTCGGCGAGGAGACCCGGGTGATCCAGCCGAAGCAGCAGGCCAGCTACGTGATGAAGGCCGTCAAGAACTTCTGCCAGTCGGCCGACAAGCACCCGAGCGTGAAGCACTTCAGCCTCGTCGCCGGCATCGACCTGCCGACAGACGACGGCGAGCGCACCTACGCCAACAACGACGCGCTGGCTGCCCACCTGAGCGACGCCCTAGAGGCGGCGTGGGAGGACATTCAGGACACGAGCGGGACGCTGCGGTTTGAGCACTACCACTACGTCAAGATGTGGGAGCTGGGCGTGCGGGGCAAGCCGGTCATCCCGGGCGAGTTCGTCATGGTGGACGAGGCCCAGGACATGAACCCGGTCATGCTCAGCGCCATCCTGCAGCAGGACAAGCAGACCCTGTTCGTCGGCGACTCGCAGCAGGCCATCAACGAGTGGATGGGCGCCATCGACGCCATGGCCCAGGTGCCCGCCGAGCGGACCCGCTACCTGACGAACAGCTTCCGCTTCGGGCCCGAGATTGCCGCCGTCGCCAATGCCATCCTCGCCAGCATCGAGGGCGCCGAGCTGCGGCTGACAGGCAAGGGGAAGCCGGGAACGGTCGGCCCGACCGAGACGCCCGACTGCATCCTCACCCGGACGAACGCCGGCGCCATCATCGCCATGCTGGGCGAGCTAGAGGCCGGGCGCACGCCCTACCTCGTGGGCGGAGGCACGCAGATCGTGGAGTTCGCCCAGGGAGCGAAGGACCTGATGGAGGGCCGGCGCACCGAGCACCCCGAGCTGGCCATCTTCGCCTCGTGGGGCGAGGTTCTGCGCTACGTCGAGAGCGACATCCTCGGCGACGAGCTGAAGCCGATGGTCAAGCTGATCGAGGACCACGGCGTGGACACCATCATCAAGGTCGCCGGGAACGAGACCGCCGAGGAGGACGCCGACGTGGTGGTCTCGACGGCGCACAAGAGCAAGGGCCGGGAGTGGGACAGCGTGCAGCTCGCCGGCGATTTCTTCCCCTTGGAGCGTATGGACGTCGGCGAGTACCGCCTGCTGTACGTTGCATGCACCCGAGCCCGGCGGCATCTGGACATTGAGGGTTGCCCCCCAGCCCTCGCAGTCGTGTACCCCGAGCGGACCAAGGCGGAGGCGACACGATGAGAGCGACACGCAACACCCCCCGCAACACCCCCCAACCGAAAGGAAGCACCATGACACGCGACACCGATGGATACGGAGGGCTGGCAGGCATCATCGCCATCGTCCTCGCTGCAGTAGCGGCGCTCACGCTGGGGAGCATTGCGCTTGCCCAGGCTGCGGGCGCCGACGACGTCACCCTGGTGGCGAATGACAGCGCCCAGCAGTTCCAACTGACCATCCCGACGCCGGCGTGCCCGGCCGATGAGGACGGCTGCACCTGGACGCTCTCGGTCAACGACCCGGCGAAGAACACCATCTACGGGACGGCGAGCGGGAGCACGCCGGGCGAGACGCTGCATGTGGCCTACCCGGCCGTGTGCGGCACGGTGCAGTACGACGCCGAGCGCACGCCACCCCCGGACGGCAAGGTCATCGTGGGGCACAAGGACATGCTGGACAACTGCCCACCGCCGGTCACCACGCCGACGGTCCCGGTGACGACCCCGACGGTCCCGGTCACCACGCCGACGACGCCACAGTGCAGCCCGACCGGCAAGCCAGCGAGCGCCAACTGCCCGGTGGTCCCGCCACCGGCGACCGTGCCACCAGCCAGCAGCCCGCCAGCGCCTCCCCAGGCTTCCCCTCCGGCCCCCGGCACGCCGGCCGCCCCACCCACCAGCCCAGCGACCCCGACGACGGCCACAGGGCCAGCAGGCGGTCCGTTGCTGGCGTACACGGGTAACCCGAACGTGACGCCCATCCTCGTCCTCGGCATCGTGCTTCTCGGAGCCGGCGGACTGTTGATGAAGCGGCACTACCGCCGGCGCCAGGCATGAGCCCGACGCGGCGGCGCCGAGCCCGTATCGGCTACTGGTTCGTGGTTGGGCTGGTAGCCGGCGGGCTCGCGGCGGCGGCCACGAGCAACGCCCTCGCCATCATCGCCGGGCTCGCCATTGCGGCGGTGTTCGGGCTGGGCGAGCAGTTCGCTGACAACGTGCGGGAGCATGCCAGGTTGGCGGAGGAGCGACGGCCGTGAATGCGGTCGCCGACATGATCGGGCCGGTGGAGCTGACGCCTATCACCACCAAGGCGCAGCTCCACCTGCCCACCGAGGAGCGCATGCACCGTGGCGAGTGCCGGGAGTGCGTGAACGGCTTCATCGCCGCCGACCGCGTGAGCGCCGAGGCCATGGCGAACCGGCACTGGCTGATCGGCCACCCGGAGTGGAAGCCATGAAGTACGTGAGCGCCGTCACCGCCGAGGAGTTCATCCGCGTGTTGCAGATGGAGCTGCGGTCGGCCAGCGAGTTCCGCCACAATCACGAGCGGCCCAGCATTGAGCCCGGCGACGGAGGCGGCCAGCCCCACGGCAAGGCCGGGTGGAACGCCTGCCGGCACGAGGTATGCACCATCGACCGAAAGCTGTGCTCGCCCTGGGAGGCACCATGAAAAGGACCACCACCATCTGCCTGCTGGCGATGGCCGCTGCGGCGATGTTGTTCGCACCGGCCGCGGCAGCGGCACCACCGACCACCGCCATTGTGGGTGACTCGATCACCTACCTGTCCGAGCCCGCCATCGCCACGGCGCTTACGGGCCAGAACTATCAGGTCGCCGCCATCGAGGGGAAGCGCATTGGAGACATGATGCCCTACGCCGTGGCCTTCGCCGGAGCGCACAACATGGTGATCAACCTGGGGACGAACGACGCCATCGGCAGCGACCGCCACTGGCTGACGGCCTGGCAGACGCTGATGGCCGACACGGCGAGCGCACCCTGCCTGATCCTCTTCACGGTGAGCGAGGAGACGGCCATCTGGCAGCCGACGATCCCCATCGCCAAGCGGCTCGACAGCCGGATCAACGCACTGCGCCAGGCGGAGCCAGGGCGCATCCGGGTCATCGACTGGAATGCCGCGGTGCGAGCCTCGCTGGCCGGCGAAGGGATCAACCCGGACGGAGGCATCACGGTGCTCCAACAGCTCAACGCCCTAGAGGCCGGCGGCCCGAAGGGACTGGTGGTGCAGGACGCCATCCACCCGACGGCCGTGGGCAGCACCTGGATCGCCAACGCCATCGCCGCCGAGCTGAGGACGTGTCCGGCATGACCGGGCGCCACATCGTCGTCTGGCAGCACCGAGGGACCGGCGTGGTGGACAGGTTCGCCCCGAACGCCGAGCCGGTGGTGTGCAAGCACGAGGAGTGCGAGCGCCAGCCCTACGAGCGAGGGCTGTGCAAGTACCACCACGACCTATTGGAGTACCGAATGGCGAGGTTCAGCCCATGAGCAAGATCAGCCGGCTACGGAATCAGACCTACCGAGCGGCCAGGGACCTCGGCAACGTCCAGGCCGCGGCCAAGGGCCCGACGGCCTACGGCAAGCGCATCGTGAGGCGCAAGGTGTACCTGACCACGAACGGCATCACGAGGAAGCTGCTGCGAGGGTTCGGGCTGTAGAGCTAGACCACCACCGAAGGGAAACCACCACCATGACCACCACCCGAGGCATCATCCAGACGGTCCTGATCGGACTGCTGGCAGCGGCCATCGCCCTGACGCTCGCCACCGCCGGCGTCCTCATCGCCTCAGCCGTCACGGCCGGCGCAGCAACGCCGAGGCCGGCACCGATCTGCGTGAGCAGCGCGCCGGCCCTGCCGAAGCAGGTCGGCCATCACACCGAGGTCAAGGCCACGAGCACCTGCACGAACGGCGCCGGCGCGCCGGTGACCCAGGTGAGCACCTGTCTGCAGGCCCAGCCGTTTGAGTACGTCTACACCCCCGGCACCTACCCGTGGACCACGGTGACCTGCACGAGCAGCGTCGCCACCCACCGGAGCCACGAGAGCCAGACCCTCGTGACGCCGTGCATCGACGCCAATGAGTACTACCGGGTGGTCGATACCTACACCGACGCCGGCGGCACCGAGACGGCGACGACCCCGCAGACGTGGGTCGGGTGCTACTCGCCATGAGGATCGCCAAGCCGACCGACCAGCTCATCGCCTCACTGTTCCCCAGCTTCACCGTGGGCCAGATCGCCCGCTACTACGGGATCAGCCGCCAGCGGGTGTACCGGGCCCTACAGCGGGCCGAGCCCTGGTGAGGGAGTACGCTGCACGAGGCGGGCCAGGCCCCGGGGCGGAGGGACTACGATCACCGACCCGGGCCGGGCCAGCCATCCCCCACCGCTCGCGATTGCTAGCGATACGCTTCCTGGTATGGATACGTCCATGCAGACCAGCAGCAGGACCCTGACCTCGGGCGAGGCAGCGGCGGCGGCCGGGCTGAGCTATCGCCAGCTCGACTACCTCGTCCGCACCGAAATCATCGCCCCGAGCCAGCACGTCGTGTTGCCCGAGGGCGGGCCGGGCACCCGGCAGTGGGCGCCGAGCCAGCTCCGCATGCTGCGGCTGATCGGCGTGCTCCGCGACCACGGCGCCGGCTACGACACCCTGCGACCGGCCATGAAGGCGGCCGAGGCCCTGAGCGAGCAGGCATGGAGCGCCCGAGTGCTCATCACCGTGGACGGCCGGATCACCAGCCTCCTCGGCGACGAGCCCCACGGCTACGTCGTGGACCTGGCCGCCCTGCGTCACGAGGTCCCCACCGCGGCCTGAGCCGCCGGGTAGCCTGCGGGCGGATACGAACCCGCGCTCGACCGAGGAGAACCGACATGGGTGGACCACAGGGAAGCGACGCCGCCGGCGTCCTCATCGAGGGAACCGGCTTCGGTGCGCTGGGCAGCAGTGGCGCCGGCGGAGCGACGTTGCCCATCGGAGGCAGCTCGATCACGCTCACCGCCAGCCAGACGCTCACGTTCCCGGCGCCCATCGCCGGCGGCAAGATCGACGTGCTCGTCAGCCAGGACGGCACCGGGAGCCGCGTGGCGACGTGGGCGGCCACGAGCGGCGCCGTGAAGTGGAGCGGCGGCACGCATACGCTCAGCACCACGGCCAGCGCCGTTGACCGCGTGGCAGCGTGGAGCGACGGCACGAACTGGTACGCCAGCTTGTCGCTTGCCTACGCCTGACGCTCGACGGAGCTAGACGCCCGCGCTAGCGTGCGGCGCATGGAGACCACCACCGAAAATCCGAACCGAGCTGTCGCCGTAGCTACCCGGTCGCCGGGCGAGGTCGAGGCCCAGCACGAGAAGCTGACCAACACGATCAGCCGCATCGAGAACGGCGTCGCCCGCTTGGAGGACGCGCTCGACAGGGTGGTGCTGCCCGGCAACCCCGAGGCGGCCGAGGAGAAGATCGGCACGGACCCCCCGCCCCGCTCGACACTGGCGATGGACCTGCACACCGACGGCAACCGACTGGTCGCGATCGAGCTGCGCCTCGACCGCCTGCGCGACCGGATCGACCTCTAGTGGGCATCGTCTTCCACCCCTGGGACGAGACCGACGCCGCCACCCAGCAGGCCCAGGGCAACAGCCCGACGACGATCAGCGGCCAGGTGAGTTGGGAAGGGCTCGCCGCTGGCTGGCAGGTCGGGCCCCAGGGCGAGCTGATGGTCCGCAAGCGGGTCGAGCTGGACGATCAGCCGAACCATGCCCTCGGCTTCGACATCATGACCGTCGCCCCGGGCGCGTGGGAGGTCATCGAGGCGGAGGGCTACGCCGTGGACTTTGAGGCCATGAAGGCGGCCGAGGAGGCCGCTCAGGCCGCCCAGGCGCAGAACGACGCTGCGGCCCAGCTCGGCATCGTGCCCAGCCAGCCTCTCGGCCCGGCGAAGGCCAACCGGGTACAGCGCCGGCAACCCGCCCCGAGGTAACCGAGCGTCGTACCATGGGCGCCCGTGGACACCGCGGCTGCCCGTCAGGCCTACGAGGACCAGCTCGCCGAGAGCATCCGAGAGCGAGGCCCGATCACGGCACGAGCCCTGGTGCCAGTCGTCCACGAGCCGCCCCACATTGCCCGCCTACGCCACGAGCACGGCGGCGAGCACGGAACCTACGCCGAGGACCTTCTGCCGTACCTCGGGGCCCTCTACCGCCAAGGGAGGATTGCGGTGCGGGACACCGGCGACGGCCGACGGGGCGACTACACGTGGAAGATCACGACGGCCGCCCTCCTCGTTGAGCATCTGGACGATCCCACGGCAGACACGAACGCAGCCAAGGCGACGAAGATCGAGCGGAGACGGAAACGATGACGACGGCGGAAACCCCACGACCAGGGGCGATACCCGACCGACGCCCGACCATGGAGACGCTGACCCGAAAACAGCGGCAAGAACGCCGAGGTCAGGGGCCTAAAACGCGCCTCACGAACGCGCTGAAGGACCAGTTCGTGACCAGCGTCCGCAGTGGAGCTCCACCCTCCGTGGCCTGCGATTACGTGGGCATCAGCCGCACCACGCTCGCCAAGTGGATGCGCACGGCCGACCTGGCCGCGGCGAAGCGGTGGAACGATCGAGACCAGTTTGAGCGCCTGTGCATGGTGTTCGCCTTGGAGTTCCGCCAGGCCCAGGGCCAGGCCGGCATGCTCGTGTGGGGCACCATCGCCAGCGCGGCCGGCATGACCCGGGAGCGCCCGACCAGGCGGAGGACCAGGCAGATCATCACCGCCGGCGACCAGGCCATCGAAATCGGCGCGAACGGCGAGGTCAGTGGCGGCCGGATCGAGCAGGTCATCATCGAGACCGACGAGGCACCACCGGATTGGCGAGCGGCCCAGGTGGCCGGGAAGATCATGCGACCAGCGGAAATGGGCGAACCTCAGGCCGAGCCCGAGACGCCGGCCAGCACGATCACGGGCCGGCAGGTGTACGACCGCCTGCAGCAGATCAAGCAGGAGCGGGCCGAGCTGCTGCGCCGGGCGGAGCCCATCGAGGCCGTGGCGACTGTTAACAGCAACGGCGACGAGCCCGCTATTGTTAACACCGATGGCGAGGACGACCCGGGTGCTGGGCATCAGGCTGACGGAGGAGGAGCGGGCTGAGGTCGATGCCCAGGCCGCCGCGGCCGGGCTGGAAACCGTTGCATGGGCGAAGCGCCGCCTGCTGATGCGAGCACCGCCCCAGCGCGGCCAGCGGACGACGAGCCATGCCGGCACCTGCACCTGCCTGACGTGCCGATGAGCGGCGACCACCGAGAGACCGCGGCCCACCTGCACCTCGTCCACGGCATCAGCCACACGGACCAGCTCATCGACAGTCGCCCGGCCGAGGACCAGCACGAGGCCGACCACGAGGCCCGGGACTGCGGCCACCGGCACGTTGAGCTGACGCTCAGCGGCGACCTGCCCGAGCACGAGCAAGATCAGGTGCGAGCGGCCGTCGAGGCCCATCAGGGAACGACCCGGGTGGCGGCCGTCACCTTCCTGCTGTCGGCGACGTCGCCGTTCTGCCGGATCGTGGCGAGCATGCACCCGGACACCGAGGAGGCCACCGTGGGCCAGGCCATCTTCGCCGCCCTGGGTGCCATCGGCGTCGAGGAGGCGGAGATCGGCGCGGCGCTGGAAGCCGGCACCGCCGGCGTGGAGGAGGCGATGGCCGCGATGAGGAGGACCCGAGGCGAGCCCCCGCGCTAGCGTTAGCGACCGGCCGACCACGAGGAGGAGCCGATGAGCGAGCTGACCGACCTGTTGCACAGCACGACGGACGCCGAGGTCTGGACCCGAGAGTTCATGCGCCTCTGGCAGCAGGACCAGCGGATCGACACCGGCACCATGCTCGGCTGGTTCGCCAACGCCATCGAGGTCGGCCGAGACGCCGGCCGACGGGAGACGGAGCCGCGCCCCGGCCAGCCCGGCGGCCCGGAGAAGGTGCTGGACGAGGCTTCCGACATCGAGGAGGCCGTCGGCATCGCCATTGGAGCGGCGTCGATGTGCTGGAACCCGCCCCCCGGCGACCAGGTGTTCGACAGCACCCGAGCCCGCCATATCTGCGAGGAGCTGGCGGACAGGATCGAGGCGGAGTTGCAGAAGGCGGCCGAAGGCGGCGTGGTATGAAGCGCCACGAGCGCACTCACAGCGTCGGCCAGCTTCCGGCGACCGACGACGACGACACCGGCGAGCACGCCATCACCAAGGGCCAGCACGAGGCCATGCCTGATCCGGCCCAAGCACCCAAGCGGGCACCGAAGATTACGGCTGCGCCAAGATTCCTCGCCGTGTGCGAATGGTGTGGCCCGGCTTCGTGGACCGCATTTGGTGTGTGTGAGCGATGCGGTTGGTATGAGACATGGTGAGCGACCGTTCGGACGATGCGGAGGAGGAATCGTGAGTCGCCCACCGAAGACACCGTGTAAGAACTGCGG